CCAACCTGTCCAGGGCCAACCTGTCCAGGGCCGACCTGTCCGGGGCCAACCTGTTCGGGGCCAACCTGTTCAGGGCCAACCTGTTCGGGGCCAACCTGTTCGGGGCCAACCTGTTCGAGGCCAACCTGTTCGAGGCCAACCTGTCCAGGGCCAACCTGTCCGGGGCCAACTACATTGAAAAGGCAAAAAATTTATTTTATCCCATTGCCTGCCCGGAAATCGGCGCTTTTGTCGGCTGGAAAAAGGCAAGGGTCAAAACCAGCGGTCATGAGTGCATTGTAAAGCTGGAAATTACCGAAGATGCCGTGCGCAGTTCCGGAACAGGCCGGAAGTGCCGCTGCTCAAAGGCAACCGTTTTGGAGATTCAGGATTTAGAGGGGATTGTATTGGAGCAGGTCGCCGTCAGTGATAGAGATGAGAACTTCCATTACATTCCCGGAACTGTGGTCTCCGTTTCGGATTTCGACGAAAACCGCTGGAACGAGTGCAGCACGGGCATCCATTTCTATATTACCCGAGAAGAAGCGGTGAGGCATATCCTATGAAAAAGCTGACCCGCGAAGAGCGGCGGCACCGGAGCCAGAGGCGGTTGCAGCTGATTACATATCTTCTGTTCCTGCTTCTGCTGCTGGCGTGGCTGGGAAGCTACCTGATTATGACCGTGGAGGCAGAGCCGCCCGCCCTGCGCAAGATGGCGCTCACCACAGAGGGCGGCAGCCTACCCGGCGACGATACCCCGGCCACCACTCGCTGTTATCTGACAGGGGAAGAGATGGAGGCCGCCGAAAATGAGCTGATCGAAGCCGCTTTGCTGGCCCGGTCTCACAGGCTGGAAGATGTGACCATCACCTTTTATTGCTGTGAAGGGCGGCCTCATATCTGCGGAACTGGGACAGGCATCACAGCGAGCGGCAGGCGGGTAACGCCCTATGTGAGCTGCGCTGTGGATACGGACATTATACCGCTGGGCAGTACCATCATGATCGAGCACAACGGCGGGATGGTGTATCTGAGAGCCGATGATACCGGCCCGGCAGTCAAGGGGGACCATATTGATATTGCCGTCAAGGGGCACTTAGAAGCTTTATCCTTGGGCGTCCAGACGGCGGACATTTGGTGGTGCGAAGAAGGAGAATGACTGATGAATGAAACGAATTACATTTGCGTTGATGAGGAAAACAATGTCTGGCAGTGCGAAACCTGCCTGGGTCTGGAGAGATTTGAAGCGGACGGCCCGCAGGAAAACGGCTGGAGATTCTGTCCCTCTTGCGGACGCAAGATCAAGTATCATGTATCGCTGTGATATCTGCGGGACCTTGTTCGATAAGCCGACGCTAGTTTCCTATTCAGAGATCATTGACTGGGATGGAACCAGGGAGAGCAGGCGAGAGGCGGTTTGCCCGATCTGTGGCGCTGGAGAACAGTATTTCACGGAGATTTTGAAGGGAGACGACGATGATACATAAAATCCCGACATCAGACATGAGCCGCGAGGACTGGCTGCGGGAACGCAGAAACAGTCTGGGCGGCAGCGATATGGGCGCCGTTTTGGGCCTGAACAAATACCGCTCACCATATTCAGTTTGGGCGGAAAAGACCGGGCTCCTTCCAGAACAGCAGGATAATGAGGCCATGCGCCAGGGCAGAGACCTGGAAGACTATGTGGCCCAGCGTTTTGAAGAGAAATCAGGGAAAACGGCACAGCGTATGAATTACCTGTTACGCAATGATGCAGCCCCTTATCTGCACGCAAACATAGACCGTAGGATCATGGGGGAAAAGTCAGGGCTGGAGTGCAAGACCGCATCTGCCCTCAGCCTCAAATCCTACACTGGGGGAGACTTCCCAGAAAGCTATTACGCCCAGTGTGTGACTTATCTGGCCGTCACTGGCTGGTTCCGCTGGTATCTGGCTGCATTGGTACTTAATAAAGCCTTTTATATCTATCAGATTACCACCATCCCGGTCGACATCTGTCCGGAATGGTGCGAGAGCAGTGTATATGTCTCCCCGGAAGAGATCGATGCCTTGAAGCGGTGCGCAAAGGATTTTTGGGAGCTGCATGTGATGACGCAGGAGCCTCCGGAGCCGGACGGAGCGGAGAGTACCACAGAAGCCATGGAAACGATCTACGCGGACTCTGACAATGGCTCCATTGAGCTGTTTGGTCGGGATGCCATGTTTCGGGATTATGAGGAGCTGCAGTTAGAAAAGCGCGAGATCGAGCGGCGGATCGAGGCCATCAAGCAGACGTTCATGCAGGACATGGGCGAGGCGGAGAAGGCCACTTACGGGAACTTCAGCGTTTTGTGGGCGCCGCAGAGCCGCAGCACTTTCGATGTCAAAGCATTTTCCAAGGATCATCCGGACCTGGACTTATCGCAATATTTCAAAATCAGTAAATTCAGAAGATTTTCCATTAAGGAGGACAAGGGAGCATGAAAGAAGGACTCATCCAGGGTACGCAAAGCGCCCAGGCTGCCAAGAAAGGGCCTGCCACCATGCAGGACTATATCAAGAAAATGCAGGGGGAGATCGCAAAGGCGCTGCCTTCCGTGCTGACGCCGGAGCGGTTCACCCGGATCACCCTCTCCGCTCTGTCCACAAACCCCAAGCTGGCGCAGACCACGCCCAAGAGCTTTCTCGGCGCCATGATGACGGCGGCACAGCTGGGCATGGAGCCCAACACCCCGCTGGGGCAGGCATACCTGATCCCATTCAAAAATCACGGCGTCCTGGAGTGCCAGTTCCAGCTTGGCTATAAGGGCCTGATCGACCTGGCCTATCGATCCGGCGAGGTATCCACCATCCAGGCACAGACGGTCTATGAAAACGATGAGTTTGAGTATGAGCTTGGTTTGGAGCCGAAGCTGCATCATGTTCCCGCGAAGGGGGAACGGGGAGAACCCGTCTATTTCTACGCTGTTTTCCGCACGAAAGATGGCGGCTATGGCTTTGAGGTCATGAGCGTCGACGATGTTCGCACTCACGCCAAGAAGTACAGCAAGGCATACAGCAATGGTCCCTGGCAGACAAACTTTGAAGAGATGGCAAAGAAGACCGTCCTCAAAAAGGCGCTGAAATACGCTCCCCTTAAAACGGAGTTCATGCGGGGACTGACTTCTGACGAAACCATCAAGACAGAAATCTCCGAAGATATGTATTCCGTCCCTGATGAGACCGTGATCGAGGCAGAGGGATACGAGGTTGATGGCGACACCGGCGAAGTGATCGAAAGACCGGCGGATGGGCAGTAATGCCCTCCGCCAGGGAAACGATTTTCCATAGGAGATGCTCATGAGCACAACATATCTCAAACTCTTTGTGGACTGTCTGGAAAAGTACCAGAAACTCAATGATACCGAGTTCGGAAGACTGGTGAGAGCTGCCCTGCGCTATAAGGCAACGGGAGCAGAGCCGGACGACCTGGGCCGGGAGGCATTGCTGTGGGACGGTATGCGGCTGGACATAGACAGAGACAATGAGTCTTATCACACCGTTGTCGAAGCGAGGGCATCGGCTGGGAAAAAAGGCGCTGCGGTTCGATGGCAACGGCAGAAACAAGATGGCAAAAATAGCAAATGCCATTTTGTTAATGGCAAAAATGGCCAAGACAAAGAAGAAGACAAAGATAAAGAAAAAGATATTACACCCCCTACCCCCTCTGCAACGGAAGGGGCTGCCAAAAACTATTGGGGGTTTGACCAGTTTTGGGATGTTTATCCCAAAAAGTCAGCCAAGAAAGACGCTTTTGACGCTTGGAAGCGGGTAGACCCGGATGAAGGGAAGGTAAAGCGGATTCTGGAGGCTGTGAAACAGCAAAAGCTGTGGCCGCAGTATTCCGGGGAGAACGCAAGGTATTTTCCAAGCCCGTCAAAGTGGCTGGATGGCGGTTGCTGGGATGACGAACCATTGGCCGGGGAGGAGGACCCGTATGCCAAGTTTACCTGATGTCTCCGCCTGGCTGCTCTACGATGAGACCGCCATGGACACGCGGAAAGCGTTGTGGTTTGTGGCGGACGCCCAGGATGTGACAGCCCTGGACAACCAGAACGCCGTTTGCCTTGCCTATGGGGCGGGCTTTGAGAACTTCCGGGATGCGGAGCCGTTTCTGAGTTCCTTCCCATCTGTGTTCCTGGCTCTGTCCGACCGTGATACGGCGGAAGCCGTGGCGGACGCCCTCAAAGAATATGCGCCATCTGTGGCCGTGCTGCTGCCGAAAGAGGGAGCATTTGGTAAGAGTTCCCGCGTCCGGGACGTGCTGACAACCGGGGGGAGAAAGGCCGTGGATCATCTGTTGCTGGGGGCCGTGGAACAGCCCATGGACGGCCTGCTGGACCTGGCGGACGTGGAGCGGAGGGACCCCGGCGCATCCGTCGCCGTCATGTCCGGTCTAAAAGCACTGGACCAGTCCATCGGAGGCTTTGCCCCATCGGAGCTGTCCGTGTGGACTGGAAGGCGCGGAAGCGGCAAGTCCACGCTGCTGTCCCAGCTGCTTCTAAACGCCATCGACCAGGGCTTCCCGGTCTGCGCCTACTCCGGGGAGCTGTCGGCCTGGCGCTTCAAGCAGTGGGCTATGCTACAGGCCGCCGGGGCCGGGCATATCGAGCCGAAGCGGGACCCGGCGTCCGGGAAACTGTATTACTACACGCCGAAGGAGATCGCGGACCGGATCGACGGTTGGTGGAAAGGGAAGTTTTTCCTGTACGACAACCGGGTGGCCGGTGCTGGGGACGAGGACAGCATCATCTCCGTGTTCGAGTACGCCGTCCGCCGGTTCGGCTGCTGCGTGTTCCTGGTGGACAACCTGATGACCGCCCGATTCAGCGACCAGAGCGACAAGGACTTCTATCGGGCGCAGAGCCGGTTCACGGGGCGGCTGGTGGAGTTCGCCAAGAAAAACGAGGTGCACGTGCATCTGGTAGCACACCCCCGGAAGGGCGACAACGACAAAAAGAAGCTGCTGACCGCGGACGACATCGGCGGGTCGGCGGACATCACAAACCGGGCGGACAACGCCTTTTCGCTAGAACGGATGGAAGAAAAGGATATCGCGGCCTATGGGTATGACGCCGGGCTGAGCATCCTGAAAAATCGCTCCTACGGCTCAACGGCAAACATCCAGCTGGTCTATGACGCCCGGTGCCGCCGATACACAAAGAAGGGAGAAAGCGATGGAGTCTACGGCTGGGAACGCTGACTGGACCGCCTATGAGCGGGAGAAGAAAAAGCTCCAAGGACTGCCGCCCGAGGAATATGAGGCGGCCCTGAAAGAGCTGGCAAGGAGGATGGGGATTTGATTTTTGAAATTCCGTATCCGCCCACCAAAAGGGGAAAAGCGGCCTGGAACAAGCGGTTTGGCCTGAATGCGTATTATGCCGGGAAACACTGGTCACAGCGGAAGCGGGACGCAGAAGAACTCCACTCTCTGGCGCTGTGGTCCATGAAAAAGGCGCATATCCGAAAACAGCTCGTCAAAGGCCCTGTCGAAGTCATTTTTCGCTGGAACGATGGTCTGGACGTGGACAATCACGCCGCCATGGGCAAGGCGTTTGTGGATGCCATGAAAGGCTACATACTGCCGGATGACAACCGGGAATGGGTGCGGAAAGTTTCTCACGAATTTTGGGAAAACGAGAGTATACAGGTGGAGGTAAGGCCCTATGGGCGAACTTGATCAATATCTGGTCCCCATCCGGCGGTATTCAGCCAATCCCTGCATGGATTGCTGCTGCCCGATTAGTCAGTGTCCATGGCTGCGTGAGGAAAAGCCAGTACCGGGCTGGACGGCCAAGAAACGGACGTTCATTGTTGGGAGAAACCGGGGCGGGCGGAAAACATGGGTGACTACATACGCCATTGAGAGCTGCCCGCTGGAAAGGAAGAGAGCATGATGGATGATACAAAGCGCGCCCTGCTGGGTGACAGGGAGGCGGCAAAGCGGCTGACGGATGCGGGGGTGCTGCTGCCATGCCCAAGATGTTTAGGCAAATCAGAATTTTACGTCAGTGATGTTACAGAAAAATACCCAAATTCCAGATTTTGGATTGGTATTGTTTGTACAGAATGCAAACTAAAATCTGTTTCAGAAAAGTATCTCGTTGAAATCGGAAAAAACAAAAATGGCGACTTTGAAATAAAACACGATGAGAGGCCGATTGCCAGGTTAGATTGGAATACCAGGGCAAAAATCCTTGAAAAAATATTGAACGAGAGGACATTAAAGGAGATGCTGGATGAACACTTATTTGATGGGGACTGACGCCCGCCTCGCCTGGAACACCCGCGCACCGATTCTGAGCGCGGAGGAGATGGAGATGCTGGAGGAGCTGGAATGAAGAACCCGGGAGAATATGTTGACATTGGGGACCCAGCCTTGCAAGTCAGAACAGACGAGGATGGAAACACCGTGGCCTCTGCAACGATACAGGCGGTTGTCCTCTGGAAAGAAGATATCAAAAACTACATCATGGACGAGGTCATCAAGATGTGCAAGGAGCACGGAATTACGGACCTGTATGTGCTGAACCGGGATTTCATCCTGTCAGCCGTTAAAGAGAAGATGGAAAGGGAGGCCCAACTATGAAGCTGGAAGAAGCGATAGTCTATTTTGAGTCGTTGCTGAAACGTTTTGAAGAAATGCGCGAGACCGAAACATCCTACTGGGGAAAGGTACACACTGAAACAACCATAGAGGCTATACGTACTGCCCTCGCCGCCCTCCGCCCTGTCAGCCGGGAGCGGGTGGAGAAGGTGTTTCCGGGGTGTCCTTATTGCAAGCCAGATTCTGAGGGATATGTGCAAAAATTTGGGGCATACAGCATCCTGAACGGGGAATTGAAAACAGGGCACTGTAAGCCACAGAAAATCGGTTTTTGCCCGCATTGTTCCCGCCCGCTGACAGACGAGGCCGTGGAGATGGTGATGAAAAGGATGGAGGTCCTGAACGATGCGGATTGAGCGCAATCGCTATGTGGTCATGCGGAAAAACAGAACAGAGGTCTGGTGCGGTCTAGCAAAGCATTTTAGTTTTCGCCCCATATCGGAAATAAAAGACGTTTCCGTCAAGACCTATCGTTCTGAGACGCAGGCTAGAAGCGGATGTTCTTCGTGGGATAGAGACTTTGAAGTCGTTCCGGTAATCGAGATGATTGCGACTGAGGAGGCGCTGAAAGATGCGTAAAGGCTTAGTTATTGTAATTGGCTTGATTGTTGGCTACGCAATAAGTTGGGCATTTACAGTCGGGATTATCAAACTCATTACAATGTGCTTTTCCATCCGGTTTTCTTTGCCTGCCGCCACTGGAATATGGCTGATTCTGTGGCTGCTGAAATTTGTTTTTCATAAATCGGAAGGGAGGCGCTGAAAGATGGCAAGGCCGATTGACTGTAAGAAGTGCTTGCACGAAAAGGTGTGTGCTCTATGGACGCGTCAAGAGTCGCAGGACGCAAGCTGTTTCTGCCAAGATGGGTGCGACTATTTTGCGCCCACCCTCACCCCGTCGAACGAGTGGGTGAGCGTGGAAAATGCCATGCCGCCAGAGGATGAGACAGTGCTGTGTATCGTGAGCGGGAAGCCGAAGCCGAATATCGCGCTGGAGGACGCATATCAGCTTGGATCATGGGACAAGGATGACAGGTGGATCATCGATGAATATCTGGATTGGGAAGATGCTGATGTATCTTGGTGGATGCCCCTCCCGGAACCGCCTGGAAAGGAGGGGTGAGGATGGACAGACAACAGGCTGTAACGATTTTGGAGCGGAAAACCACCATCCCCGGTGATGGATACACCTGGGAGCAAATCAATGAGGCCATCGACATGGCAATCTCCGCCCTGTCCCGGCCGAACGAGCCGTTGACCATCGAGCAGCTGCGGGAGATGGGAGGACAACCGTATTGGCATGTTGGGTTACGAAAAGAAAGCACCCCGCCACATTGGAATATCCTTGATCCGTTTTATGCAAAGCATATCGAGGATTACAGATACGGCGAGAACTGGCTCGCCTACCGCCGCCCGCTGGAGGGAGAGGAGGACACCTGATGGACATTTCTGGGACAAATATAAAGCATATCACTATGTTTGACCGACAGTATACGCCGGAAAAGCAAGCAGAGGGGCTGGCGATCTCACAGGCCATTGTATACGGGCATTGTGATAAGTGCGGCTTCCTTTCCCAGTGTTCCACCAAAGGGGAGGCATTCCGGTTTCCTGTGTTTGCGTGGTGTATGCGTCGCAAAGCAGAAATCCTTGCAGATATGCGGAAGGAGACCACCTGATGGACATTGAGAAGTTGATTGAGCGGCTGAAACATGACTACCACGGGTACAGTACGGTGGAGAACAACCCGGAGGAGACGTTTCATGATATGGTGGAGTGCTTGACCGCCCTCTCCACGCTCCAGGCCGAAAACGAGCAGCTGCGGGCCGAGCTGGAACAGGCCAGGGCAGAGATCGCCCGTCTGAAACACTATGAGGATAAGTGCCACGACTGCCCTATCGTCTGTGCTAAAACGGAAATCATCAAGGCGCACGAGGAGTTGGAAGCCATACAAGCCGAGCTGGAGCAGGTGAAGTGGGAGAAGGATGCGGCGGTAAACGATTTGCAGTGTATAAAATCCTGTGCAGTCTGCAAACATTGCGACAGTCTGCAAACGCCAATCCCTGAAATATGCAAGAAATGCTCTCACGGGGAGAACTGGGATTGGCGCGGCCCGAAGGAGGACTGACATGAAGCAGTTTTCCATTATGGATGGAGATATGTTCTTCCAGCGTTTGGAGCCAAACGAGAAGTATGTGCTAGCTGGTCGGGCAATTCAGACCGATTTGCACAGTTACAGCGAGTACACGCCGGTTTTTGGGCATGACCCGAAATGGTTTGATTCCAGAACCGCAACCGCGTATTTGGCTGGTCTTGTTGAGCATCTGAGGTGGGATGGAGACAGATACCACGCCTATGCGCTGATCTGTAAGGAGGAATGAGTATGGAACGGATGACCAAGAAAGAACAGCTTGCCGGTCGTACTGTAAATTACATCGGAGAAGATGATTGCTTTGATGTATGGAGTGTACCAAAAAAGTTTATGGGAAACGCTGTTGACCGCCTCGCCGCCTACGAGGACACGGGGGTGGAGCCGGAGGAGATTGCTCGTATACTGGATGCTTATGGGCGCGGAATGACTCTGCGAACAGAGAACGCTCAAAGATTGGAAATCGTAAAGGGCATCCAAACTGACCGCCTCCGCGAACTGGCCCAGGCGGACAGGGAGGGGCGGTGCGTGGTGCTGCCTGCGACACCAGACCAAATTATTTATCGGTGGCGCAAAGGTGATGATTGCCCGAGCGTAAGCCGTCTTGATGGCGTACAAATTAACGCAGATGGAGAGATTACATATCCGATTTGGAACGGTTATTTGATACCTGAAGATTTCGGAAAAACCGTTTTCCTGACCCGTGAGGAAGCCGAACTACGGAGGGAGCAGGATGGTTGATTGGAAAGTCATAAAAAGACTTGGGATATGTTTCCTTGGGTGGTTTATCAATAATCAGGGTGAGTTTATTGCCCACCAAAAGGCGAACGTATATTTTAATATCAGCACTTGTGATAGTGAGATGGATGTAAAGTGCAAGGTGTTGGAGTGGTTTTCCCGCCCAGCTTGTAAGTCCACGCCGTTCCGCCGTGCAGTGGACAATACGGCCCTTCATATTTTCTTCCTGAATGGTATAAATCAATACCTTGACACTAGGTTCAACGTGGAGGATATGCGGGAGATTTACACTTATCTCGGGAACGCTTGCAACCATCAAAAAACGATCCAATTTATAGAGAGCGGCTATGATATGGCCGTATTGGAGGAAGAGGAATGAAGGAGTACATCACAAAGGCGAAAGTCATTGAAGCGATTGAGAAAGCTGTTGCTCCAGAAATTACTACCATAGGAGACTATGAAACTATTGGGGTATTCACAAGAGAATCTATTAAACGGATTGTATCCAACCTCACCGCCGCCGACGTTGCGGAGGTGCGGCACGGGGAGTGGAGATATTACCACAAGCAAAACAAAGCGGTTTGCACGAATTGCAGCTTTGAGCGTGACCTTGATACCGATTTTGGGAGAGCTGTTGCTTGCCCCAACTGCGGCGCTCGCATGGACGAGGAGGAGGCAAATGAAAGATAGACTTGGAAATTTACTCAACATTGGCGATAGATGTGTTTGTTATAACACGATGAGGACTGGCAGCAGCACTACGAGACTTGTGCAGTACGAGGCTATAATCATTGGTTTTACAAAAAAGAGCATCCGGGTTAAATGTGTGGACTGTTGTTATTCTCATCGAGTCGGTGACGAATTGCTTTGCGGCGCAGATAACATTTTCAAGCTAAGAGGTGACGAGCATGAGGCTGGGTGATTTAGGCCGTATCGCGCAAGATGGACAGGTCGTAATTTTGCTGGAGAATGCACCTACCATCGACGCCGTGCCTGTGGTCAGGTGTAAGGAATGTATCTACTACAAAATCTGCGATGAATGGGAAACTGGCAAGCGGATGCTATGCGAAATCCATCATCACTCATACTTAGACCACGACGGAGACGAGCATTTTTGCTCTTTGGGCCAGCGAAAGGAGGCTGGCCATGAGCAGTGAACTATGGCTTGGCTATGTGGCCGGTGCGCTGACCTTCGGCTGGCTGCTGCCGTGGATTGGGAGGAAAATCAAATGAAGTTTCGGAGTAAGACGGGGGAAGTGCTTGAAATTCTGTCTAAATGGGACTTTTTCTATGGGCAACGGGCCGGGAGAGAGTTTTGGGCAGATAAGCCAAGAGACGTGCAAGACCAAGACATAGCCGATTTTAGCCGGGATATGGAGACGATAACAAGCTGGGTCCAAGAAGCCGCCCGCCTGATGGGCTATGAGGTGGTGGAGGATGATGAACCACGCACTTGTTTTAACTGCATTGGGTGTGAAATTGAGAAGGACTTTGACCCGCAGGAAGGGTGCAAAAATTGGGTGAAAAGGAAGGAGACCCACATGGACAAGCCGTTGAAGGACTGGACACTGGGGGAACTGAAAGAGTGGTGCTATCAATACGGAAAGGCCCACACAAATAATCCGTGCGAACAGAAATGCCCTATCTATCAGAGAGGAATTTGCTGTCGTGAATGGGTACATGAGTGGGACTTGGAAGGAAAGCCCCGCTGGACGGAGCAGGAGGTGGAGATGGCGAAGGCTATCAAGGAGATTTTCCCGGATGCTTATAAACTCGCAAGGAACCTCTCAGCCATTGCGATTTATGGTGTAGAAGATGACATCTCATTTTACCTTGCTACCATTCAAGCTGAACGTTTCCCCTCTCTCCGCCCCGGCGAAACTGTCACCCTTGACGAGATCATCGGAGGTGCCCAATGAGAGAAATCCTTTTCAAAGCCAAGCGGCTGGATAATGGAGAGTGGGTGGAGGGGTGGTACTGTGAGTATCCATTTAGACGATGGCCGCTTAAACCGACAATTATTCCTGCCCAATTGGCTATTGATGGAACCTTTGAATTTGTCGATGTTGACCCCTCCACGGTCGGCCAGTACACCGGCCTGAAAGATAAGAATGGGAAGCGGATTTTTGAGGGAGACATCATCCGCTGGACGGACTGGAAGGGCGAACAAAAAGAAGCCCCTGTATGCTATGACCCAGAGTGGAATAGATTTTGCGTTTGGCTGAATGGCGCTGAAAGTATGGGCGTAAATAAGCATCTTTCAACTGGCGGAATTGAGATCATCAACTCCATCCACGACGGGGAGGGAGGACAATGAAGTGCGAGAAATGCGGAAAGGAAATCGGGAATCTGTTGGTTGATACTTTCCTCCGAGATGGAAGCGACACTGACATTGAACAGCCTATCGTTGAATGTGAGCACAATGCCGCCTACATCGAAACAACACAGAATTGGACAGGCTATGATCTGTCAGAAGAAGAAATGTTCGAAACGATAACCTGCCCGCACTGCAAGCAGTTCCCATTCAAAAGTACAGAGATACAGGTCTATGATGTGGTGCGGGTTGTCTGCTTCAAGACGGAAGAGAGAGGACGGCATGAGGGAGGTAAACAATGACTGAAACCGAAGTGATCTCCATTGATCGTCACGGCCAGCGGAAGGAGTATCCGTCGATCAAATCTGCCGCAGAGGATGTTGGTGTTCGCCCCTGCCGGATTTCTACCGCCTGCGTTACCGCCCACCGCTGCGCGGGACGGTATTGGATCAAGAAGGAGGATATGGATGGGTGAGTTCCCGGAAAGGCTGAGAAAGTTGCGGGAGTCCATGCGGCCGGTGCGGAGCATGACGGTTACATCACAGCTGATGGGGTTGCATCCGGATATGTTGAGAAGATATGAGCGGGGAGAGGTAGAGCCGTCTATGGATGCCCTATATAAAATCGCAGATTATTATGGGGTCAGTACAGACTATCTGCTTGGGAGAACCAACTTCCCGTTTGTACATAGAGTATAATCTTTCATCTTCACAAAAAACCCGGACAATGGTTCCCACAAAAGTGGGAATTAAAATTGAAGACTATGCGACAATGGAGCATGAGGGAGTAACTTCCCCATGCTCCTTCTTTTTCCTCCCCTTTCGGGCTGTGTACCAACCACGGCCCAAAGGACAACCCACTCCCCCGGCAGGAGTATCTAGTAAGCAGATATTAAACGGAAAGGAGAGCCTTTCTCGTATGTTTCCTGCCGGGGGACTCCCTTCATATATGCCGCAGCACGATGCAGCCCACAAATCAGGGCCGGAGGGTCGCGGCCTCCATGCGGCAGAGCCGACAGTCATAGTGTCGGGCAAAAAAGCGGTGGTAGCTATGACCTGCCCCGAAATGTATTGAGAGCTTACCGAGGGTTTAGATGCTCACAGGATGGTGACCGAATCCCAATTCCATCCACAACCGCACTATCCTGCTGAAAACTACCGTAGGACAGTGAAACTCCGAATGGAATGTAGCTGACTGATTGATGGTGTGACAATCTAAGCGGGAAGCGCACATACGCCGCCCCGCAGTTGCACGAGACGGGGGCGGGAAGCTCAATATTGAGGGGTTACGCATGGCGGGGTAATCTCCCGCCGCCTCTCCTGACATATACAGAGGAGGGGCATACATGGAAAATGAAATTTGGAAAGATGTTGTTGGTCTGGAGGGGTTTTATAAAGTTTCAAATCTTGGAAGAGTGCTTAATGCCAATACAAAGAAAATAAGAAAACTCGTAAAAGACAAAGACGGGTATTACCAACTTGTCCTTATGAAAAATGGGAAACGAGTTTATCCGAAAGTTCACAGGCTTGTCGCGGAAGCGTTTCTCAAAAATCCTGATTTACTTCCTGTCGTTAACCATAAAAATGAAAACAAAACAGATAACAGACCTGAAAATTTGGAATGGTGTACGACAGAATATAATAATTCATATGGGAGCAGAGTCAGGGGCGTTTTGCAGTTCAATTTAGACGGTTCACTGGTAAAAAAATATCAATCTATTAGCAGTGCAGCTAAGGAAAACAAAATGGACATCAAGACGCTCTACAGATGGTGCCAAAAAGTAGGTGGAATTGGGTGTGGATATAAATGGTATTTTGAAGACGAGATGATAGGTGGATGAAAAGCTATGGCTGCACGGCTGACAGACAGGCAAAAGAAGAAAATCGTGGCTGATTATCTGGAATGCCAGTCGGTCAATCTCGCCGCCAAGAAAAACGGGGTTTCATGGGATAGCGCAAAGAAAGCCCTGGAAGAAGCCGGAGAAATTGAGAAAAAGCTAGAGCAAAAAAAAGAGGAGAACACCGCCGACATCCTAGCTTACATGGAAAGCCAGAAGGGCCTTGTGTGTGAAATCATCGGTAAAGGGTTGGCTGCGCTCAACGACCCGGAGAAGCTGGCAGAGGCTACGCCCGCGCAAATCACCACCGCGCTTGGGACGCTGATCGACAAATTCACGGCCTTTGGCGGCGGCCCAGGCGATACAGCCAAGGACGACGGATTGAGCCAGAGCCTGAGAGAACTTGCGGAGGGGTTGGAAAGCGATGATTGATTTAATCAGGATTGGTTCGTGTGTTGCGCTTGGTGTGTGTATACGGCTATTGATTGAGAGGAACCACCGTGGTTAGCCCGCAGCAAAAGAAAATCCTGGCTTTCCCCTACTCAAAGTACGACGCCCTCATCTGCGACGGCGCGGTCCGCTCCGGCAAGACCTCCATCATGATGTGGGCCTTTGTGGACTGGGCAATGCGGGAGTTTTCCGGCCAGCGGTTCGGCATCTGCGGCAAGACGGTGGACAGCGCAAGCAAGAACATCATCGTTCCGTTTACCGCCATGACGCTGGCGAAAGAAAAGTACACTATCCGCTGGCGAAGGTCGGAGAAGATTCTGGAGGTCCGACGGGGAGCTGTAACGAACTGGTTTGAGGTCTTCGGCGGCAAGGATGAATCCAGTGCTTCCCTTATTCAGGGTCGGACGCTGGCCGGTGTGCTGCTGGACGAGGTGGCGCTCATGCCGCGGTCGTTCGTGGAACAAGCCATAGCCCGGTGCAGCGTAGACGGGGCAAAGCTGTGGTTCTCCTGCAACCCGGACTCCCCGCAGCACTGGTTTTACCTGGAGTGGATACTGAAGCACAAGGAGCGCAACGCCCTGTACCTACACTTTACCATGCGGGACAATCCTGGTCTGAGCGAAAAGACACTGGAACGGTATGAGAACATGTATACCGGCGTGTTTTATGATCGGTTTATCCGTGGCCTTTGGGTGGTGGCGGAGGGGCTTGTCTACCCACACTTTGGCGAGAGCTGTATCACGGACGAAGAACCGCCGGCGGGCCGGTATTATATCTCCGTGGACTACGGAACGCTCAACCCCTTTTCCGCCGGTCTGTGGTGCGTGACAACGCAAGGGGCTGTCCGCATCAATGAGTATTATTACAGCGGGCGTGGGACGCAGGAGCAACTGACCGACGAGGAGTATTACCAGGCGATACGGGAACTGGCCGACGGTTATAACGTGGACTATGTGGTCATTGACCCGTCGGCGGCGTCTTTTATCACTACAGTATTCCGACACAATGAGTTCCATGTGGTCAAAGCGAACAATGACGTAATGGACGGGATACGGCGGACCTCTGTCTATCTCAAAAGCGGGAAACTCAAAATACACCGCCGGTGCAAGGACGCTATCCGAGAATTTGGACTATACCGCTGGGACGAGGACTCAACGGTGGACAAGGTCATCAAGGCGGATGACCACGCCATGGACGATATACGATATTTCGCGAATACTATTCTGGTTCGGCATTTCCCGGTAATGAGGTGAACGAATGACCATCATCGACAAACTGAAAGAGCTGGGCTTTTCCACCATCAGCGCGGGCTTTTACGTCAAGGTCCAGGAGTGGAAGTCTTGGTATGAGGGCGACGTGAAGGGGTTCCACCGTTACCGGGTACGAAACGGGGCCGGGATGGTGCGCTGCAAGCGGTACACCCTCAACATGGGAAAGAAAATCCCGGAGGACTGGGCAAATCTTCTCATGAATGAGAGGGTTGAAATCACTCTGGATGGCACAAAGGAGCAGGAGTTTATTGACCGGGTCCTGAAGGAGAACAACTTTCGCGTGCGCTCCAACGAGATGCAGGAAATGGCCTTCGCTCTTGGCACGGTGGCTTTTATCCCCCGCGTGGTGGGCATGGGGGTCACTAAGGCGGGGCCGATTCCAGGCAGCGCAACCGATATCATCATTGACTATGTAACGGTAGAGCATATCTGGCCCCTGTCATGGCAGAATGGCGTTATTACTGAATGTGCCTTTGACAGTATCGTCAATGTCAATGGAGAGGACTACTGCTATCTCCAGATTCACCGGAAGGTAAACGGCCTGTACGACATTGAGAACCGGCTGTATACATACCGAAACCAGAATGTTGATACTGAGGTGCCGTTGGCCTCTGTGCAGGGCTTTGAGCGGGTGCCTCCTGTAGTCCATACCGGCAGCGACCGGCGGCAATTCGTCATTGACCGGCCCAATATCGCCAACAACTTCGATTACTCCATTCCGCTCGGGATTTCGGTCTACGCCAACGCCATCGACAGCATGAAGGGCGTTGATATCGCCTTTGACAGCTACGTCAATGAGTTTGTGCTCGGGAAAAAGCGGGTGATGGTCAAGCCTTCCGCACAACAGTATTTGGATGGGGAGCCGGTTTTTGACCCTGATGACCTGGCTTATTATGTGTTGCCGGAGGATATCGAGGGCGGGGCTATCATACAGCCCATTGACATGAACCTTCGGACAGCAGAGCACAGCGAGGGCATTCAGACACAACTCAATTTGCTTTCCAGCAAGTGCGGTTTTGGAGAGACGTATTATCGATTTAACTGTGGGAACATCACCACCGCCACTCAGGTCATCAGCGAAAATTCCACTATGTTCCGCACAATCAAAAAGCATGAGATCATCCTGGAGAGCGCCATCAAGGAACTGTGCCGGATTATTCTTCGCTTGGGCAACACGGCCATGGGTGCCGGGTTGAATGAGGATGCGGAGGTCACTATTGATTTCGATGATAGCATCATCGAGGACAAAACAACAGAACGAAATAATGACCGGCAGGACCTTGCAGCAGGTATCATGAACGATTGGGAGTACCGCATGAAGTGGTATAACGAGGACGAGGCCACGGCAAAGAAGATGCTGCCGAAAATGGAGGACCTGACGGGCGAGAAGCAGGAGGAAGTGGAATAGTGAATGGCTGGAAATACATAGTTGCGGGAGCCATCATTGCTTTCCTCCTTGCCGTGGCCGGATTTTACCTGAAATATGCGCTTTGGGTGAAGCTGCTGGAGGGGGTGGTCGGACCATGAAGTCCTACCCTTTACTCCTGAGATTCTCGACGCCCTCCCGGAGGAGCTAGCAGAGCTGTACCGCAATCTTGAAAACACGCTACTAGAGGAAATTTGTTCTAGGCTCAAAGTATCAGGGGAGCTAAACGAAGTAACGGTGTTGGACATCCAAGCACTCCGGTCTCACGGTATCAGTCAACATGAGATTGAGCAAGCAATCAAAAGAACGACCAATATTGGCGAGAAAGAGCTGAATAAGCTATTTGACGATGTTGTAGAGCGGAACCAGAAGTATTACACCTACCTGATTAATCGATCAGATGTGACAGCCCCCAAGACGATGTTAAGCGCCTCCGATTTTGATGCCATCAGAAAGCAGACACTTGACACATTTCGCAATCTTACACAGTCTATGGCGTTTTTGCTCGACAATGGCCGAACGATGCTTCGGCCTGCAAGTGCTTACCAATGGGCACTTGATAATGCCGTGCTGCAGATACAGAGTGGAGCAATCGGTTACGATCAGGCTATTAAAGGTGCCGTGAAACAGCTTGCAGATAGCGGCATCAAGACAGCGGAATATGAAAGCGGCCACATGGACCAAATTGATGTTGCAGTCCGCCGCGCTATTATGACTGGTATCAATCAGCTTTGCCAACAGTATTCGGAGCAAGGCATGGATTATTTGGAAACTGATCTGGTTGAGGTCTCTGCTCATATCGGGGCGCGGAACACCGGAACCGGGCCGGAAAATCACGAGAACTGGCAAGGGAAGATTTACCGATGGAGCAAAAAACCGAAGCAATCCAGCGGGAGATATCCTGATTTTATCGCTTCTACGGGCTATGGTACCGGACCCGGTCTGGGCGGATGGAACTGCCGCCACCACTTTTATCCGTTTGTTGAGGGTGTCATGGAGCCGACCTATTCAAGCTCTGATCTGAACGCGATGAAAGGGAAAAATCGGGAGATATCTTTTGAAGGCAGGCAGTACGATGGATATACGGCCACTCAAAAGCAACGCCAAATAGAACGCACCGTCCGCAAGCTGAAGCGGGAACAAACCGCATATAAGGCCGCTGGACTGGAAGAGGACGCCCAAGCCGTAACAGCCCGTATCCGGCGGCTGAACAAGGAGTATAAGGCATTCAGCGAGGCGGCAGGACTGCCGTTGCAGCGGGAGCGGATGAAAGTTACCTATACGGATGCTGTATCTGAGCAAAGGGCTTCCACTCTCAAAATACAGCGGGATGCGGAAGCCCCAATCAGGCAGACAATCCGAAGCGGTGAGTATCCGCTGGCAATCAATCCAGAGAAGCAAGCGCGGCATATGGCTGGTACGGCTATAACGGGCAGAAGTGTAATAACAGTTTCTGTGGAGGAGCTGCAAGCGATCATAAACGAAAAGGCAGGCAGCGGGAAAATCAATTTTACAGATGACTTTACAAAGTGGAAAAATACAGAAATTATTGACGCCGGGAGAGAGATTGGATATACAATCAATAGAAACGGTGATATAATAATTGCAAGATGCATCAAAATCCATTATAGCAAAAGCGGAACTCATGGCGTTCCATTTTCGGGAAGGTGGAAAAAATGATAATTGAAAATCCTGAGATTTACTTCGGAAAGAAAATTAAAGTTTTTTCCACAAGCGGGCGCATGACGGTTGGGGAGCTCTATGGGTATGATTACGACTTTGACGATGATGGAAATGAGTTTCTGGAGTTCGATGTGGAGAATGAAAACGGTTTGCTGATCGGATTTACGGAGGACGAAATTGAACGCATCGATATTATTGGATGATAAGGCGAAATGCGTAATCGAAGCACTTCTATCAAAAGGCAACCGCGTTGAGTTGATTCCCGTAAAAGATGGTGTTAAAATCATACATATTAAACGGGAGGAAATAAAGCTGTGAATAATTATATATGTCATAAATGCGGTGGACTTTTGGGGTATAGAACAACTTTTGTTGGTGGATCAGACATGCCCTATACAGAAAACGAAATGTATTGTGATCGATGTGGTATTCATCTTAAAGGCGATGCTGTTCTACGAGAGAAAACAGAGGATGAATTGGAACGGCTATATCAAGAATTGAATAATAACTAAATATTGCTCCCGCCTCTAAGCGTTGAGGCGGAAGGACTGAACGGGGTCAACTTGTAAGGATTTCTTACAGGTTGGCCCCTTTTTATTTATTCAACCATGCCGAGAGGCGTAAAACCGCAGGGCGACGGCCCTGATAATAAACGGAGGTAATACCATGAGCGAACCTATCAATAACCCTACCCCTACCCCTACCCCGGCCCCTGCGCCGGAGCCCACGCCTGAGAAAACCTTCACCCAGGCGGAAGTGGATGCCATGATCGGCAAGCGGCTTGCAAAAGCCATGAAGGGTATGCCCAGCGAGGAGGAACTGACCGCCTACCGGACCTGGAAGGACGGACAGGTCGGTGAAAAGGACCGCTGGGACACGCTGACCGGGGAGCGGGACACGCTGGCCGGGAAGCTGACTGCCGCGGAGGCAGAGCGGGACCGGCTGAAGCGGGACCTGTACCTGGCCCAAAAGGGCCTGACCGGCGAGGAGGCAGAGTTTATCGCCTTCAAGGCCGGGAAGATGGTGGACGATAAGAAAACCTTCGAACAGGCCGTGGACGAGCTAACCACTGACCGCAAAAAAACGACGTTTGATTGGACTGCTCCTGTGGGCGGCGGAAAGCCCAAAACAGGAGAAAACGACATAATGAATGCCCTGATTCGGGGCGCACTGAAATGAAAGGAGAACCTAAATGGCTGTTGATATTATCGACAGAAGCAAACTTTCCGGGCTTATCCCGGAACCTATTACTCGTGAGATTATCCAGGGTGCCGTAACGGAATCCGCTGTGCTGCGGATGGCCCGTCGGCTGCCCAACATGACTAGTAAGACGCAAACCCTCAATGTGCTGGATGCTCTGCCCACTGCCTACTTCGTCAACGGCGAAGCGACCACTGGCGCGTCCGACTCCAAGGCATCTCTGAAAAAAACCACGAATATGGCGTGGGACAAGAAGAAAATCTACGCCGAGGAGATCGCTGTTATCGTGCCTATCCCCGAGGCCGTGTTGGATGATAGCGATTACGACATTTGGGGTGAAGTGCGCCCCCGCCTTCAGGAGGCATTTGGCAAGGTTATCGACGCCGCTATTCTGTACGGCACGGACAAACCCACCTCTTGGCGTGATGGCCTTGTCCCTTCGGCCACCACCGCAGGCGCTGTCGTTACGGCCACAAACGACATTTTCAAAGACATTATGGGCGAGGGCGGCGTGATTGCCAAGGTGGAAGAGAGCGGCTATATCCCCAACGGCGTGATGGCTGCTATCCAGATGCGGGCCAAGCTGCGGGGGCTGGTGGACAAGAACGGTCAGCCCATCTTCAAGACCGACATGCAGGGCGATACCCGCTATGCGCTGGACGGCATGAGCATGTACTTCCCCGTGAACGGCGCGTATGATCCGGAGGAATCTCTTGCCATCGTGGGCGACTGGAGCCAGCTGGTCTACGCTATTCGGCAGGACATGACTTTCAAAATTTTTGACAGCGGTGTGGTACAGGACCCCACTACCGGGAATATCCTGTATAACCTGATGCAGAACGACATGGTGGCCCTGCGTGCCGTCATGCGGCTGGGCTGGGAGATTCCCAATCCTATCAATGCTTACAACGTCGGGAACACGAAGGCTTTCCCTTTTGCTGTCTACGCACCGGCGGGGGGTTAATTGGGTCTGACACCCTAACGCTATTCCCCAGCGGTCAGACCCTATTGGGGAAACAGGTTTCCGATCTTGTGGGTGATGACCTGAAAGTTTATGCGAACGGCGCTGTAACGGGCACATTTCATTATGTTTCTGATTATACAGAGTTCAGCAGCACCCCGGAGGAGCAGAGCGGGTATTATTTCCCGTTCCATCTGACCAAAACCGGGTCAAAAATGACCTTCAAGAAAAATGGCTCTCCCACAAAGCAAAACATCCCGTTTGATGCCGACATCATATTCCGAGTAACCAAAGACGATACCTTTGAAGTGCTTGTTGATGATTCCAGTGTGGTGAAATTTAGCTTTACTGGAGCGACGTTTGAACCGCAGGCCAAGACGAAAGCCCGCTTAAAGAAGTAAGGAGGCCTCCTGATGGCTTACGCAGATTATCAGTATTACAAAAATACATACCTGGGCACCGCCATTCAGGAGACCGACTTCCCGCGCCTCGCCTTGCGTGCAAGCAGCTTTTTGGACTATTACACGCAGGGCCGGGCAGGCAAAAATCAGGAACTGGATGCCTTGAAAATGGCCTGCTGTGCTGTTGCAGAGCAGTACCAGAGCATCGACCTTGCCAGCAAAGCAGCCCTGAACGCTCTCCACAACTCCGCAAACGTCGGAGAGGGCGGAGAACTGCAAAGCCAGAGCGTTGGAAGCTGGTCCAAGACATACCGGAGCGGAGGCGAGAGCGCACAGCAGGCCACGATAGCGGCACAGGCAGCACAAGCCTCTCTTGCATCTGTTGCGGCGCAGTATTTGTCCAGTACGGGCCTCCTGTATCGCGGAAGGAGGTGCGGCTGTGTTCCCCCATGTTGTGACGCTCTATAACGTGGTGACAGAAGAGGACCCTAGCACTTTTGAGGAAACAACTACAAATCATATTACCATTCTGCGAGGAGTTCTGCTGGATGCTGTCAAGGCTAAAAACGTTAACGAAAGCGGTTTGGTTGGAGCGGATGCAGTCAACCTCTATATTCCGACCAGCGTTGAAGCCGTAGACGGGATGACTGGTGAGCCAAAGCAGTATGTAGGGCCTATTGAATTTTGGCGGGCAGAGGACAAGAGCGGGCTTTGGACGCTTTCCACTGGAGAAAACACCTTCTTTGTAAAAGGAGAGGCCGTCCACCCTAATTGGTCTGCTCAGAAGATCGATGCCGCATATGATGATGTCTACAATGTCAACACTGTGGATTTCAAGGACTTCGGCGGAGAGATGTCTCATTGGGAAGTTGGTGGGAACTGATGTTTAGCTTTGATGTCAGCTCCAATATTGTTCCAACTGTGACGGGGCATTTGGAAGCAGCAAGCAAAAAGGCTGTTTATGCGATGGCTATCCAAGCACAAAAGGATACATCTCCATACGTTCCGGCCTTAACGGGCAATCTCGACCGAAGAACAAAAGTAGAGGAATCCAGGATTATCTATCCCGGCCCACAATCTCGCTATTTATACTACGGCAAATTGATGATAGACCCGGCAACAGGCAGCAGTTATGCATCTTACGGAGCGACAAAAGTTCTCACCGACAAAGACCTGGTTTTCAACAAGGCAATGCACTCACAGGCGCAATCGCACTGGTTTGAGGCAAGCAAGGCGGAAAACAAGGACAAGTGGGAGCGAGTTTTTGGAAAGGCGGTGAAGCGATATTTTCGAGGATAAAAAGCAGAGGATTTTGGCATCTTCGGAGGAGGTTGACCGCATTTCACGCTCTATGCTGGTGTGGGCCAATACTTTTCCGGACAAGCCTGTGACAGTTATCAAGTATGAGTTCCTGGACATCGATGATGCCGCCGGAGATGATGCGGCCATGGCTCTGTCTACTATCCAAGGAACGTACATCACCCAGCAATATATCATCGGTGGGTATCAAGCAGAATACCAATTCAAAATCATCTACCGGATAAAGCCGGGAACCAGTAATGACAAACGGCTCCAAGCAGACGAAATGCTGAACCATTTCGGAGACTGGGCAAGAACTCAACACCCCAATTTAGGAAATGGCATTAACGCTCTGAGGGTTGAGCCGACCACACAATCCTCTAAGTTCGCGGCTTATGGAGACGGCTATGAGGACTATCAAATTTTAATGAGACTGGCCTATGAGGTCAATGTCTGAAAGGAGTGAATACTTTGGCAGATTTGGAGTTTAACACCACAGAAGGGCGCACGATTGCCCGTGAACTGCTGATTGCATATCTGAATACTGGAACACCGGAGGAACCTGTATGGTCCGCCATTGGAAAGCGCGTTGAGGAGTCTGATGAGGAAATGGACTGGTCCGAGGAGTCTATCAAGGACATTTTCGGTAACACCTGGACCACACTCACAAAGCCCGTCATCACACAGAGCTTCGACCCTATCCCTCTGGATGCAGGGGACGTAGCGGCGGTGAAACTGTGGAATTTGGCAATCAAGGACCAGGACGCACAGGCTCTGGCAAATCAAGATATGCTGATCGGCCACTACTACGCAACATCTGGCGAGTCCAATTTTGCGGAGCGGTACAGCGGCGCATCCGTGTCTGTAACGCGAATTGGTGGCGCTGGCGGCGGAAACCTGGAAATTTCTTGCGACATTACATACGGCGGCACCAGAACGCTTGGGACCGTCAGCAATAGCGCAGGAACTGTAACCTTTAAAGCAGACGGAGCGGCCTAAAGACAAGAAAGGGCACAGTACAAAGGAATAGTGCTGTGCCCCCTTTTTGGAGGAATTATGCAGAAGATCACATTTGATACGGGCATTAAAACCTATCAGATCAATGAAAGCGGCATTTTGCGGTTTAACCCATCTGACCCAAATCTGTACAAGCGGTTCAAAGACCTGCGCATGGAAATTGAGCAAATCCAAAAGGATTATAACGAACGTTCAAAATCCGCGGAGACCGGAGAGGATGCCATTGACCTGCTGGCCGAGTATGACGCCCGCGTAAAAAAGTCTCTCTCCCATGTGTTCGGCGGGGAAAATGACTTTGATAGCATCTTGAGCGGTGCGAATGTAATGGCTGTTGCCAGTAACGGGGAGTTGGTCATTACAAATTTCTTGGATGCTATGTTCCCCATCGTTGAAGATGGCGTGAAGACCTATGCAAAGATGGAGGCTCAGAAAGCCGTGCAGGAGGCAAGAAATAAATGAGATGGACACTCCCGGTCAATCTTGAAGTTGGTGGAAAAGAATATGCAATCAACGCCGATTACCGGGATATCCTGAACATCATTTCCAGACTTAACGGCGGCGAAAACGAGTTTGTTAAGGTCTATGTGTGCTTGGCCCTGTTTTATCCCCAATTTGAAGAAATGCCGGAAAGTGATTATCAAGAAGCGCTTGAAAAGCTGCTTTGGTTTATCGCCTGCGGAGAAGAACGGGAGGATAAAAAACGGCCAAAACTGATCGACTGGGAGCAGGACTACCAAATGATCGCCGCCGACATTATCAAGGTGGCCGGGCATGATGTTAGATCGGATTCTTTCTGCCATTGGTGGACCTTTGTTTCTTACTTTATGGGCATTGGGGAAGGGCAGCTTTCCGCCGTTGTTTCCATCCGTGACAAGCTCCGGAAACACAAAAAACTCGAAAAGTGGGAAAAGGAATTTTACAACCAGAACCGCTCAAAAGTTGATCTAAAGCGGCATTACACGGAAGAAGAGGACGAACTTCTGAAAAAACTGCTAGGGAGGTGAGAACATGGCGGCAGCAGATGGCTCTATTATCATTGATGTTCGAGCAAACACACAACAGGCGACAAGTGCGTTGACAAAGCTGGCAAAGTTGGCTGCAACGGCCTTTGCTGTTGATAAAATTATCGACTTTTCCAAACAGGCTATCCAGCTTGGAAGCGATGTTGCGGAAGTCCAGAATGTTGTCGACGTGGCCTTTGGCGATATGTCCAGCGCCGTTGACGAGTTTGCCCAAAACGCCATCACCAACTTCGGCATGAGCGAGCTTGCGGCCAAGCGTACCGCCTCTACATATATGGCAATGGCAAGCAATATGGGCTTGTCGCAAGCAGAGGCGGCAGAGATGTCCTTGACACTCACCGGCCTTACAGGTGATGTGGCATCTTTCTACAACATCTCTCAGGAGCTGGCGGACATTAAGCTGAAATCCGTCTTTACGGGTGAAACGGAAACATTAAAAGACCTGGGTATCGTTATGACCCAGGCAAACCTAGAAGCGTTTGCGCTGTCTCAGGGCATCACCAAAAGTATTTCCGCAATGTCTCAGGCGGAGCTGGTGACTCTGCGCTATAACTTTGTTTTGGATCAGCTGTCTTTGGCCTCCGGTGACTTTATTCGGACACAAGACAGCTGGGCGAACCAGACACGTATTCTCTCTATGCAGTGGGAGCAGTTTATGTCCATTATTGGACAGGCGTTGATCCAAGTGTTGCTCCCAGTGATTAAGACCCTGAACAGTATCGTATCCGCCTTGATAGATATGGCAAACGCATTTAATGCGGCCATTACTGCGATTTTCGGCGGAGCCAATACAGAGATCACGCAAACGCAGGAAAATGTTGGTGGAGTCTCTTCTGGCATTGGCGATGCAGTTGACAATCAGAACGCATTGACGGATGCGACAAAAGAGACTAACAAGGAGCAGAAAAAGAGTATAGCTTCGTTTGATGAAATCAACAAACTGACTGGAAATTCTGCAAGCGGCTCCGGTGGCGGAGCGGGAGGAACAGCTGGCGGCGGCCTTTCCAAAATTGAGACCATTACCTCTAATGACATCGTGGAGAGTGCCGCGGAGAGCAAAATTCTTTCGTTAATTGAACGTCTTAAAAACGCTTTCAAGCCACTGGAAGACTCTTTTAACGCAGCGTTTGCTAATATTTCCGCTGGCGCAAACCGTTTGTTTGCTGTGTTCCAGAATATGTGGAATGACATCAAGTCTCTTGGGCCGCCTCTATACGATTGGTTCAATAATGAGTTTATGGACTTCTTGAACCAGTTTATTCTTACGGCTGGGAATGTTGTCGGAGGGCTTCTGGACTCTGCGGCAATGGTGCTTTCCGATATTTGGAACATCGTAATTTTCCCTACGCTGACAAAGTGGGCGGTTGATATTCTCCCGCTGCTTACTAACATTGCGACGCAGGTTTTGAGTGTGGGAGATGTGCTTTTTGAAAATGTCAAGGCCGTGTTTGACATGATATGGCAAGATGCGATTGCCCCGGCCATGCAGATCATTCAAGATATTTGGAACGATGTGTGGGACAGCATTATCAAATTCTGGAATACATGGGGCGCACCCATTTTCGACCAGATCAAACTCGCAATTAGTAACACAACGGCTACTTTCAAAAACATCTGGGACACCATTCTGAAACCAGTGCTGACTACTCTCGGCAACACCTTTACTGAGCTTTGGACTTTGCATTTGAAGCCGTTACTCGACAACTTCCTAAACTTTGTAGGGAAGTTGATTGAAGGGGCGCTCCGTATCTATAACGAGTTTATTTTGCCTCTTGTGGATTGGTTTGTGAATACCTTTGGACCTCCGATTTCTGCGGCATTTCAGGCAATTATTGAGATTTTAGGGAAAGTCATTGGGAAAATTGCTGATGTTGCCAGCTGGATTCTTGAACAACTTGGATTGGTTGTTGATTTTATTGTAAACGTGTTTACTGGCGATTGGGATAGCGCATGGGATAGCATTTCCGAAGCATTTTCTAATATTTGGGATGGATTTGTGCAGACAATCAAGGATGCACTCAATATTGGAATCTCTCTTGTAAACAAGTTTATTGACTGGATCAACGAACATCTGGTTATTAGGATTCCGAAAGTCACGATTCCTTTCCTGGGAACGTTTGGCGGGCAAGAAATCCGCCCCTTTACAATCCCGAATATCCCGTATCTTGCGCAAGGAGCGGTTATTCCGCCTAATCGGGAGTTTCTGGCAGTGCTGGGCGATCAGAAACAAGGGACGAACATTGAGGCACCGCTATCCACGATTGAAAAAGCAGTGGAAAATGTTTTGAATCGGCGAGGGTATGGCGGTCAGCAGACAGTGATCTTGCAGCTTGACCGTGAGCAGCTTGGCAAAGTAGTCTATGAACTCAATAAAGCCGAGACACGGCGCATAGGGGTAAATCTGGCGGGGGTGTGACATGAGCTACATCAAACTGAATGGAAAAGAGTTTGACGCGGATGTTGCTATTTCCGCCTATAACCGTAACTTCAACGTTTTGGACGGAGAGAACGCGGGTCGTGTAATGACTGGCCGGATGGTGCGGGACATCATCGGAACGTATATCGGCCATCAACTGACAGTGTTTCGCCGGGGCGACAACTACCAGGGCCTTGACGAGTTCTGGGACTACTTGGTGGAACATTCTGTGGATGACTCTGTACAGTTGGAAGCTGCTGATGGGCAAACCACGATCTCGTATGAAGCCTATTACACCAGCGCCTCGCAGGACATGGAGAAGGTGGAAAATGGTATCAACTATTGGGGCGAAATCGAAGTTAGTTTTGTCCCCATGGAAGCGCAGGTGACTCCGTGAGTGTTACTACTGTACTTTACAAGGACATAGCGCCGGGAGCGGACGAGGACGCTTCTGTCTCCACTACGGAGGCCATGTCGTTTTCTTCTCCGTCTAAACTCCCGTTCGGTATTACGCCGGAGCCGACGATTACTTGTGAGCCGAACCACTGGGGCTTGACTGGGGAATATGTCACCGTAGATACGCAAGAGGTTGCATTCTGGTCTGTGGAAACGAGCGGAGACGACTGTGATTTTACACACAAACCAGTCATCACGCTTGAAATGGACCAGCAATATTCATCGGTTGGCATCACATTGGCGTTTGATACGGCATCCGGTAACTATTGCCCGTCTGTCAATATCAAGTGGTATCAGGGGGAGGCTCTCAAGGCGGACGTGGACTTCACTCCCAATGTAGCAACATATTTCTGTAATCAGAAAGTGCAGAGCTATGACAAAGTGGTTATTACCCTGAACAGCACGAATTTGCCCAATCTCAGGGCAAAACTGGAACATATTATTTTCGGCGTCTACCGCTATTTCGGAATGTCTGAGTTACGGTCCGCTTCCATCATTAATGAAATGAGCCTGATTTCTACGGAAATGCCCATCTCTACAATGAACTGGACGTTAGACAGCCGGGAAGACGTGGACTTTATGTTCCAGCTCAAACAGCCTGTAGAGGTCAGAAACGACGATAAACTGATCGGCGTGTACTACATCGACAGCCACACCAGACAGGCGCAGAACCTGTACACAATCGACTGTCAGGACGCTTTTGGAGTGCTGGATGACAGCCCATTCCCTGGCGGCGTGTATAATGCGAAATCTGCGAAATCTCTATTGGAAGAGATCGTGAATGGACAGTTTTCCATCGAGTATGACTCGGACGTAGAGGACACGGCTTTGACAGGAATTATTACATCCGGGACTATCCGAACGGCTATACAGCAGGTGCTATTTGCGTGGGGCGTGTGCGCGTCAACTGATGGGCGGGACGGCATCCGAGTATTTAATTTGCCGGGGACTCCTGAAGCCATCACAGAGGATTACACGTTTACCGGAGTCACCGTGGATACCAGCGCACTTGTGACAGAGGTTAGAGTGACCGCCCATGTATATACTCAGACCGAAAACGGAGGCGTGGAGATCAACGGTGCCAAATACGACGATGCCAAAACAGTTTACACCATTACTAACCCGGATGTAATTGCCACCGATAAGCAAAATGTTATTGAGGTTGCGGACGCCACGCTGGTTTCGCCGGATATTGGGCAAGCAACGGCACAGAGGGTCTATGACTACTATGCAAAACGGATTACCACCAATGCGAAGATCGTTTGGACAGGAGAGCTATTAGGCGATTGTGTGACGCTTCCCACAACTTGGGGGGCCACGAATGCCGGGAATCTCCGTCGCATGGAAGTCAAGCTGTCAAATACCGTTGTGGCGACTGTGGCATCCCTTGGAGGCTAGTATGGGTATTATCGACACTTTGATAACAGACCGCACACAATCCGACGTGACTCGCTGGCGTACTCTGCATGATAAAGGCTGGGCTGGAATGACCGCCGACGAAAAAACGGAATGGTCTGCCGGAATGAAAGGAGCATACAACGCAACGGACCTGAACAGAGTTGGAGAAGCGATTAAATATATCGCTGATTTGTTCGGCGGGTTTGGATTTCCGATGGTGATTACTCCTAAGACTGACTGGACTATCAATGATATCCCGACTAGCCAGGATTTGGAGGGCTACCTTTCCAACGTGGCGGCAATCCGCTCCATGATGTCCAATATTCCCGTTTATCCCTCCGGTTGGCAGGCTCCGCCGGAAAGCCCTGAAACCATACAACATCTCACCTATGAGCAGGCAAATGACATCGAGCGGATATTGACCGATATCAACGATTTGTTGGTATGGGTCAGCAACAATCTTCTGTGGTTGTTCGCTGGTGACGTTTACGCTGGCGAATGGTAAGGAGGCAACATGCAAGACAGAATCCCTACTTATCCGGGGCGGGTTAAACTTACTCCTGTTTCCGGTCAAAAAGACACATACGACCTTGTAAGGGCAGACGAGCCGTCACAGGTTGGAACGCCCCTCAGCACGGCTACGCTGTTTAAGCCGGAGACGGAGGCAATATTTTTTGGGAACACAGCAAACCGCACCGTTAACGACGCCCTATATCTGATTGGCACCACCTTTACGGCAGCTCAAATCCAAGTAACCTACAACGGAGGTGGTAACTGATGGCGCAGACACTTGGCAGCGTGGCGGTGGGGAGCATCGTCAAGATCGACGAGAACGGGAGCCCGGTAAACTACATCGTGGTGCATATCGGGAACCCGGATGTAAGGCTGTATGGTAGTGCCTGTGACGGTGCGTGGTTGCTGCGGCAGGACATTGTGGAGAACGTCCAGTGGAACAGCACCAATGCAAACATACTTGCAGGCTCCACAATTATGTCTACGATGGCTGGGTATCTGGGAAGGTATGAAAGCCACATCCAGTCTGCCATCAAGACAGTGAAAATCCCATACCATCCAGGAAATGGAGAACCTTTCTGGAACATCAAAAGTGGAGAAAATGGTTTGGAGTGCAAGCTGTTTCCGCTTGGCGGGTATGAGGTCGGCCTGTCTGACCCAAGCGGAATTATGCCCACAGATGGCGCGAAGCTGGATTACTTCAAGAGTGGACTTGACACGGAAGCCAATAGCAAGCGGATTGCTAAACTGAATGGAGCCGCGGCTGCTTGGTGGCTTCGCTCTCCAGTTTCTTTGAGCACAGACGGGAAGTTTTACATCTTGCCCGATGGCAGCTTGGGCAGCACTACGGTAAACCCCTCTTATGGCGCTCTACCCGCCATGATTATGGACCCTACCATCCTGGTTTCGGATGATGGAACCGTTGGCGTTCCGGCGTCCCCTACCGCTTTGAATGTGCCGATTCAGGTCATGCAGGGACGGCAGATCACGGTGAGCTGGTCTGCCGTAGATGGAGCAAGCAGCTACATCCTGGAGCGCAAAGCGAACACGGACGCCGACTGGGTGCAGGTGTATTCCGGAGCAAACACGAGCTTTGAGGAAACGGTGGGCACCTGGACAAGCGTTCAGTACCGCGTCAAATCTCTCGCAAACGGGAAATATGGCGATTATACAACGAGCACATCTGTTTCCGTAGTCCCTCTTTCTGCCCTGGTGATTTCTGGGTCTGACGGCAGTTTGGGCACTCTCACAAATGATGTGCAGTATTCGGTGTCCTCCAGTGGGACCAGCGTTTTAACAGTTACAGAGACCATCAACGGCGTCAACACTCGGACATTCACGGCCACCAACGGAGCCGAAAACAAGATTTCGGTGGTGGACCTGCCCACGGGAATGGGCACCGTCAAGATTACGGCTTCCACCAATCCCGGCAGCGGCGTGGTGAGCGTGACGCGGGAGTGGACGTACACCAAGACGGCACCGACGTTTGCGAATGCGGGCAGCACGGCGCAGCTGCAGCAGAATGGGAAGAACATTTTCCCGCTGACACTGTTGGAGTGCGTGCGTGGGTTAGAAAATATAAACCCCACAAAATACGGACTAGGGAGCAACGCTGCTACCATCCCTGGGAACGATCTGAACAACGCCATATCAGGCGGATTCTATGCGTTCTCGTCAGCAGTGCAGAATATTCCCAGCTTTAAGAGCGGAAAAGTTCTGGTCATGCCGTATACAAGCCTGCAATATTACACGCAAATCGCATTTGCGGCCCTTACTTCCGAAATTGCTATGCGGTTCTGCAATGATGGCAACTGGGGCCCTTGGGAATACCTGAACCCGTTACTGTCTGTCGGAGTCGAGTACCGCACCGTGGAGCGGTACAACGGCAAGCCTGTGTATATCAAAGCGATAAACTTTGGGGCATTGCCTAACAATGCTAATAAATCTGTGGAGCACGGCGTAGAAGATATGGGAATATGTTTTGAACTCTTTGGAAATTCTTCCCCAAACAGTGCTCCGCCGATTGGCGTAAATTTGATTGGAGATAGCAGGGTTACCGAAATTTACCGTGCCGGCAATGTCATCTATATTGGCTCTCATGTAGCTTTCCAAACGTCTAGTGCTATTGTTGTCATGAAGTACACCAAAACCACGGATTAAGGAGGGCACTATGAAGATCATCAAATACCAGCTGGCGACAGAGATCAACCACGGCACCCCCGAGGAGCCTGACATCGAGACGGTGCTCTCCGGTGTTACGATGCCCTACACGGAGGCGAATTACGCCATCGCCCAGGCTGAAGCCTATCAAGGGCAGATTACCGTAGAGGACGATGGACAGCCGGAGCCGGAACCTGAACCGGAGTATGTGACCTATGCGGAGCTTGCAGAAGCGATTAGAGAGGGCGTGAACGCAGTATGACGGACAAGCAGTTTGTACTTACCACCATGCGGGACACCGGGCTTGCGAGGGCGCAGACCCTCCAGGCCCAGGCACCGGAAATGACGGGGACGGAGCTGTATGCCTCCGAGGACTACATCCCCAGTTTTACGGCGGCCTGTGAGGCCATGAATATGCTAGAACGTAAGGCGGGATTTGTCTGCAGGTCCACGGCGGGGCGTGTGGTGCGTCTCCTCCAACCCTATGACAGCACCATCTACAACACCCAGGAGCCGGAGGACCTGCCCGCACAGTGGGGCTTTGTATGGTCCACAGACCCGGACAAGGCCCTGCCGTTTATCGCCGTCTCCACTTCGCCGTATATGACCGGGGATTGCTGCACCTATGAGGGCCACGTCTGGCGCTCCGGGCAGGACTTCAATGTGTGGGAACCTGGAAGCGTGGGCGTGAAGTGGGAGGACCTGGGGGAGGTGTCCAATGGCTGACGAGAAGTGCGTTAGAGACCCCCGGCATGACTGCTTTGGCCTGGAAGCAGCAGCCCGTCTGGAGGGGCGCATCAAGGCCCTGGAGGACTGGCAGCAGGACTCCAAGAAGTTCCATAATTCGTTTTATGACTGGCAGCGGGAACAGATTGCCCGAGATGCCAAGCTGGACGAGCAGCTTTCTAACATGGATAAAAACATCGAAAAGCTGCTGGCAAAGCAGGAGGAACAGACGGCAAAACCAGGGCGCCGCTGGGAGGCCATCGTGGACAAGTCCGTGTGGGCGGTGCTTGCGGCTGTAATTGCGTTTATTCTGGCTCGCATTGGGCTGTAAAAAAGCGACGCCCCCGAAGGAGCGCCGCAAGCCCGTAGTATTCGTTGTCTCCGTCCATTGCGACTTAACGCGGAGGGAGCGCTATCAAAACAGCACACGTCTGCACAACGGGCAATAACATCTTACATCATTAGAAACCGGCGGTCAAGCCGGATATTTGAAAGGAGCTACCAATCATGAACAAGACCATCAATAACATCATCGATGACTTCAAGAGCGGCAAGATTACTGCGGAGGAGGCAAATAAGCTTCTGGACGAGGTCAACGCCGGATTCTCCCTCAATCCTGAAAAGAACCCTAGTGGTGGATGGACTGAGGCAGAGATGGCGGAGGGCTTCCGTCCTGGTGAGGCAAAGGATCCTCTGCCGGACAAGGTGGATATGAGCCGAAATCATGCGCTTGCCGGACAAGTGGTTCGCCAGAATACCAAGCGCGGAAAGTTTGATGTGACCTATGACGCGGACGGCTATGCTGTCAAGGCTATTCGAGTGTAATCGGGAGGTCTGATATGGACATTTCCTCTCTTGGCATTACCGGCGTGGCGGCTATCACTGTTATCTGCCTGCTGATCGGGCAGGGCGTCAAGGCGTCCGGCCTGGACAACAAGTTTATTCCTATCATCTGCGGCGTCTGCGGCGCTGTGCTGGGCGTAGCGGGCATGTTCATCATGCCGGACTTCCCGGCCACGGACTACATCACTGCGGCGGCTGTGGGTATTGTGAGCGGTCTGGCTGCTACCGGAGCCAACCAGGTAATCAAGCAGCTGGGAAGTGACAGTAAATGAGCTACACCCTAAAAGAGCAACTGGCGAACTCCGGGAACTATGGCGGTTCCCGGGCGGCCAGCCAGATCAAGTACCTGATCTTCCATTACACTGGAAATGATGGGGACAAGGCGGCCAATAATGCCGCGTACTTCCAGCAGAACATCGTCAAGGCATCCGCCCACTATTTCGTGGACGATACCACGGTCTGGAGGTCTGTGCCAGACCTGAAGGTGGCCTGGGCGGTGGGTGGCAGCAAGTATCCCAACGCCGACAAGACCGGCGGCGGGACCATGCATGGGATCATCACCAACACCAACTCCATCAGCATCGAGATGTGCGATACCATCCGGAACGGTGTCTACCAGGCCAGCGAGGCCACCCTGGCCAACGCGGCGGCCCTGGGCAGGGAGCTGATGGCCAAGTATGGGATCCCGCTTGAGCGGGTGTACCGGCACTTCGACGTGACCGGCAAGCACTGCCCGTCGTACTTGGTGAACGCACAGAAGTGGGCAGAGTTCAAGAAGAGACTGGAGGTCAAGATCATGGACAATGCGCCGTCTCCCGCCCACAAGGAGGGCGTGGAATGGGCCATTGCAAACGGCATCATGACGGGCAACGGTGAAGGAGACCTGATGCTCTCCCAGCCCGTTACCCGGCAGCAGATGTGTACGATGTTGCATCGGCTTTGGGAGCTGATCGAAAGGACGTGAAACTGTGGCAACTGCCCGTGTCAGATTACCAGATAGCCTGTATGGCCTTATGCGCTCCGAGATGGAGACGGCCATCCGGGAGGCCAATCTTGGGAACGACGACACGGACATTGCCAGGCGCTACCTGATCGACCAGGTCCCGCAAATCGACATTGCAGCGGAGTTCGGCTGGGAGCGGTCTACCATCTCTCACCGAGTCAAACGGATTCTCCACAAAGTTGAAAGCACAGCTCAAAAACTACATTTCACATAATTTCACCTAAACCCCGCTTGGGCACCACCCAGGCGGGGCCTTTTTTTGCGAAAATATCATCAGGAGGACGTAAGGGACAAGGGCTGGTACACGTCGCCGCCCTCCTTGCGGCCTCCTGATTTCACTGATAAGGACGTGTTTTAAGTTGATTCTGAATGGTTCAGAACTGGTGGCCCGGTTGGTGGCCTGCGGCTTCACGGAGTCCAGCGCGTGGGACATCTGCATGAAATATGCCACTGACGGAAATTACTCCGGCCTGGAAGGATACATCCACCAGCAGGAGCTTTTGTATGACGACCGAAAGCAATATGTTTGAGTTTTACAATCCGAATCCCTACGAGAAAAATGTGGGGGATTGTACCGTCCGGGCCATCTCGAAGGCGCTGGAGCAGGACTGGTACAGGACATATCTTGGCCTCTGCATTGAGGGCGCTGTGAGAGGCGATATGCCAAGCGCAAACGCCACATGGGGCGCTTACCTCCGGCGGCATGGCTTTCGGCGGGACATGGCACCCGAGGACATGACCGTGGCGGAGTTTGCGATGGGGCATCCAAACGGGACTTACATTTTGGCCCTGTCCGGCCATGTGGTATGCCTGCAGGATGGTGTGATCTACGATACGTGGCACAGCGAGAACGAGACCGTACTTTACTTCTGGCAGAAAGGATGACGTGAGATGCCGAACTATCCCTATTACTATCAGCCGTACCAACCGTATCAGCCGCCTATGGCGGACCAGCTGACGCAGCTGCGGCAGTCCTATCAACCCATGCAGCAGCCGCAGCAAGCCCCGGCATCTCCGTCTATTGTGTGGGTGCAGAGCGAGATGGAGGCGGCTAATTATCTAGTCGCTCCAAACTCCGCCGTTACGTTATGGGACAGCAACGCTCCAGTGGTCTATCTCAAACAGGCGGACGCAAGCGGCAAGCCCAGCATGAAGATATATGACCTTGTAGAGCGCAATCAGCGGACTGCACAGGCCCCGCAGGCTCCGGCGGTAGAGTATGCGCCTCTGTCCCGTTTAGAGGCGTTGGAGGCTCGCCTGGATGCGCTGGCGGCAAAAGATAAGGAGGATGCGGAATGAATCCCTTTTTTCAGGCGATGGGCGGCAACAGACAGCCCAACATGATGCAGCAGTTTCAGCAGTTCATGAATCAAATGAAAGGCAAGGACCCTAACGCCATGATACAAGAGATGGTATCCTCTGGACGCATTTCACAAGATCAGCTTAACCAAGTCCAAAAGCAGGCCCAGCAGATGCAGGGCATGTTTGAGGGAATGCGGGGGATGTTTGGGAAGTGAAGAAGTGAACTTCACTTTCCGCAGAATGTGAAGTGAATTTGCAAAGTGTACTTACCATTTCCAAACCATTTATTAAACCATTTCAAACCATTTAATCAAAATCCCGGCCGGGTTTTGAAAATAAATCTACAAAGGAGATAACACAATGAGTCTTTCTTCTGACGGCGCTGTGATGACCATGCCCGTGACTCCTGCCTATCAGGGCGGAAACGGCGGTTTCGGCGGCTGGGGCGGCGATTGGTCCAGCTGGATCATTTTGTTCCTTATCTGGGGCATCTTTGGCTGGGGCAATGGCGGATATGGCGGCTTCGGTGGCGGCGGTGGGGTCAACAACCCCGGCCTCCAGGGCCTTGCTACCCGCTCTGACATCAACGAGGGCTTCGCCCTGAACGGCCTCCAGAACGGCCAGACCTCCATCCGGGATGCCGTGAGCAACGGCTTCCATGGCGTGGATACCGCTGTGTGCAACCTGGGCTATCAGACGCAGGCGGGCTTTAACGCCCTCGGCGCCCAGCTGGCGCAGTGCTGCTGCGATACTCAGCGGAGCATTGACGGTGTCCGGTACGACATGGCTACTCAGGCTTGCGATACCCGCAACACCATCCAGTCCAGCACCCGCGACATCATCGACAACGCCAATGCCAACAGCCGCGCGATCCTGGACTTCCTGACCCAGGACAAGATCGCTACTCTGACGGCTGAAAACCAGAGCCTGAAGTTCCAGGCTTCTCAGGCGGCTCAGAACGCTTTCTTCACCGCTAATCAGGAGGCCCAGACCGCTGAACTGATTCGCCGCATCAACCCCATGCCGGTCCCGGCCTATCAGGTGCCTAATCCTTATGCCGGATGTGGGTGCAATCCCTGCGGCTGCGGCTGCGGCTGCTAAAACCCAATACATCAACTTGTAAGAAAGGCTTACATGTTCGGCCCCGTGCCGATTTTGAACCATGCGGCGGGGGCAATAGCCTCCGCCGACTTTTTTGAAAGGAATGAAGTTTATGGCTGAATTTACTGGAGTATTTGTCCAGCAGGTGGCCGCTAATCAGAATGTGATCTTTACAGAGACGCCTGTCAGCGGGTCCAACTGTGTTGTGCATAGAGATGGCTCCGGCATTGTTACCCTGCGGGGAATGACGAATCAGTGCCGTGCCCGCTATAAGGTGGTTTTCGGAAGCAACATCGCCATTCCAACTGGCGGCGCGGTAGGCCCTATCTCCGTGGCAATTGCCGTGGAGGGAGAGGCGCTGGGCAGTGCTACCGCTATCGTGACCCCTGCTGCGGTGGACGAGTTTTTCAACGTGTTTGCTGCGGCCTTTATTGAGGTCTCCCGTGGCTGCTGCGTGACCGTGGCAATCAAAAATACTAGCACGGAAACGATTGAGGTAGAAAACGCTAACCTGATTATTGAGCGTGTGGCTTGAAAGGAGAGTCAAGAATGTATATGCATGAACTGAAAGAAAAGCTCTGCGAAGAGTTGGAGGAGATCGCCCGCAAGCCGGAGATGTCTGCCGGGGACCTGGAGGCCGCCCACAAGCTGACCGATACTATCAAGAACATCGACAAGATCGAGATGCTGGAAGAGGACGATGGGTACAGCCGGGCCGGGAACTGGGAGGCCGATATGCGCGGCACTTATGCCCGCGGCTCCAGCTACCGTGGCCGGAAGCGGGATTCCATGGGACGTTATAGCCGGGATGGGCGCATGGGTGGATACAGCCGCCACGACTCCAAAGAGGCTATGATGGAGCAGGCTCAGGAGATGATGGATAACGCTACTACTGAGAGGGAGCGCGACGCCATTCGCCGCTTTATGTCCGAACTGGGTCGGGATTGATAGGGGGTGCCCCCTATGCTAGACCCCAAAGAGATCGACATTGAGATTGCTCGTCTGGAGTACGGAGAGAGCAGCTATCCCGCATACGCTAAATTAGCAACCTTGTACACCATCAAGAACCAGATGAAGAAGCAAGAACCGGAAATGCAAAGTCGTACCTATGAGCAAGCCTATTCTGCGGCTCCGGCTGAAATACCTGTAGAGGTCGGGAGATACGGAGACAGCGAATTTCTCCGCGAGGTTGAAGGGAGAAACGAGGAGCAGGTATGGGGCATTATGGATGACTTGATGGATACGCTCCAGGTTGCTAATCCCCGTGTGTATAACGGGGTAATGCGAAAAATACGGTCCCTATAAAAATTTCCGCCCTCAGAAATGGGGGCGGATTTCATATGTAATTTCATCTGTAATTGTATGTAAATTTATATGATTTTGTGTTAAGACATATAACGAACAGTGATATTTTTCAGAAAACTGAAAACGGCTAAAAGCACTGCGGCACAAGGAAAAACCTCGCAACCGTCACGGCTACGAGGCTTTCTGCTTTGGTGACCCGTCGGGGATTCGAACCCCGGACCCACTGCTTAAAAGATAGTCTTGTCAATAACTGGGGATAACTGAAACCGTCTATCCGTTGCGCCGCAAGAGATAGAACATTGGTAGTTTTTCAAAGTTATTTTCAGTTACTACCACGGTTACAACCTTATTTAAGCTTCTGAATCTCGGATTTCAGCCGCTGGATGTCATCTTGGATGTACACATCGGAGGTCACGGCGAAATCCGTATGACCCATAGTGCGTTTGATCGCGTCGTTATCCACGCCTGCAGTTTTTGCTCGGGTTGCGAATGTGTAGCGGGTGCAATGGGGATGGAGCTGCCGGCCTTCCCTGGTGATCCCCAGACGCTGGAGAGTGTTCTTCCAGTCCCGTCGGGCAAAGTTGTTCCGCACCAGATTCCCGGTGTATCCGGACAGCAGCAGGGGGCCGGTAGCCCTGGCTGCAAAATACTCTACATAGGGCCGGATCTTTGGGTGGATCACCACCACTCGGCCGCGGCCGGCAGCTGTCTTTTCGCCGCCGTACATGACATCCAGATCAAGGTCCACTTGGTCCCTGCGCTTTTGGAGCAGCTCATTGATCCGGTAGCCGGTATAGATCAGGATCAGGATAATCATGGAGGTTTCATCCCCGACGTCCGCGTCGGCACGGAGACGGAGGATCTCGGCCTCCGTGAAGGTATCCCGCTGCACCGGCTCCTGCCGGGGCAGGACCAGAAAGTCCGCATAGTTGCGGTCCAGGATGTCCTTGCGCATGGCATATTGGCAGAGCTGGCTGTATAGCGTCTGGATTTTTTTGACTGTGGAGCGGCTGCGGCCTTTCGCCACATCAGCATCAACGATCTTCTGGACATCCTCCGTCCGTAGTGTGCGCATTTTTCGGGACGCCAGAGGCTCCAGCTTGGACCAGGCCAGATCGTATGCTAGACAAGCGTCCTCCTTCAGCCGGGGATAGTGCTGGGCTTTCCAAAGTGTGAAAATCTCCTGAAGGGTCAGGTCAATGGCATCGCCGATAGGCTTACCTGCCAGCTTTTCGAGGGCTTCCTGGGCGGCCGTTTTCGTGGCATAACGGCCCAAAATCTTCCCGCCCTTTGCCATGACCCAGGGGCGTGTCCGGCGCTTGTCTGTGAGTTTGTAGACACTGCCGGAGCCATTTGGGCGCTTTCTGGGCCGTGGCTCCAGCCGGTGGATCACTCGGCCACAATAACAGCAGATATTTGAGTCGTCCGGGATCTCCCTGCGGCATTTTGGACAGAGCATAGAGAAACCTCCTAATAGAGATAAAGCCGCTCCTACCGGAGCGGCTCTTCTTTTTACCTTGCCGCCAAGGCTACGAGGGCGCACTTGGACTGCGCAGGTTGTCGGACGCCGGGCCACCGCGGGACTCTTGTGGCATTTTAAGGCCGTTTGAGAAGAATGTAAAATAACCACTAGATGTTGCGGTGGATACAGTTGCACAACTTGGCGAAATATGGTAAGATATACCCAGGCGTTGCGATATACGGTAGGCGGTTGGCTCCTCCATCCCAGGAGGGGACTTCTTGCCCCCTCCGGAGAGAGGGGGTGGTGCTTATGCTTACATACTCAGAACTGTTTCAGTTCTGTCTTGTGATCATTGGTATCATTGGCCTGTTTCTACAGGCAAAAAAGAAGTAACCGCCCATAGCTCCCCAGCCAGGCGGTTACTCTTTGAGTAAATTGCTATAGGGGCAGACCGCTTATCGGCAACGCCCTTTTCTATTCTCAGTATAACCGCGGTATTGGGAACTGTCAAGAAGTAAAGGTAACAAAAAGTCACGAAATGTACCGGAATGGAAGGAAGTGTGTCTGGGTAGGCATACTTCCTTTTGCCGCCCCTGATGGGGCGGCCTTTTTACTGCGCCTTCTTCAGGGCGTTGATCTCCTTGGTGTGGCGCTTGAGGAGTTCGTGGTGGAGATCAAGCTCCTCCTGCATCTTGTCCATCAGGTCCGGATCGGGGAGGGCCTTGAGCTTTTCGTTGGCGGCGGCGAGGCCGTCGGCCAGGAGGTTGAACTTCGGGTGGATGTCAGCCTCCAATAATACCTTGACCTCATTGATAATTTCTTGTTTCTGCTGGGCCATCAGCTGGGCGAGGGCCTGCAGGTCTTTTTCGTCTAACATAGATTATTCTCCTTCGCTGGCGCTCTCTTCGAGAATCGCTTGAATTTCCTCATCTGTGAACCCTGCATTGCTCAAATAAGCCATACGCTCCGATACAGCCAAATAGACCTGCGGTGTGAGAGCCTCGATAGAGTCCTGTGCATCGCTAAGATCTGATATCTCGTTGTCATCAATATATTTCATGAGAGAGTCAGCCGCCCCCCAGAGCAGCACGGTATATCCGCTGACAGCATCCTTGTAGGCATCTGCTGATTCGTCCACGACCTCATCCAAGTGATTGTCGAACTGGATCATATACTGTTTAACATCTTCGCAGGTATTATATACGTCTAGTATAGTAGCACTTCCATCGCCCAGACCATTGAGGGCATCTTGGAAAATGCCGAGGTATCGCTCCGCCATTTCGAGGGTCGTATAGATCATCAGGTCGTTGCTCTCAGCGGTTTCCTTTGATGGGGCGGGCGTCTGTGCGGCATCGTTGGTGCTGTCTTCCAAATCATCCCCCATGGACCCAATGGCGCCGAGAACTAGGAGGATGATAAGCACATACCACCAGTGGAATTTCTTCTTCTTTTTCGGCTGCGGAGGCGTCTCGGCATTTCCTGGGGCTGGCGTCCCGCAGTTGGGGCAGAAATTTCCAGCATAATCCTGCCCGCATTTTGAACACTTCATTTCCCAATCTCCCTCTCTCGCGTGTCCGATTCGGACACGTTTTATTTTTATCCGCGCTAGCGGGGTATCACTTGTTGATCTCCGGATTGTCCGTCCGGCCCAGCAGGTAGTCCACGGAGCAGTCCAGGTAGTCGGCGATCTTAGCAAAGTTCAGAGTGAGAATATCCGTACCTCTGCTGATCTTATTCACAGTGTTCACACCTAACTCACAAGCCGCCAAAACGTCTTTTAAGGGTTTACCCTGCTGTTTTGCTCTGCCTTTGATTCTTTGAGCAATCTCTTGTGAATTGTACACGGGAATCACCACCTGCTGTTGTACATACTAACAAAATAACCTTATTAGGTTATTTTTGGATTGACAATAACCTAAATAGGTGATAATAATATAACCGTAGGTTAAACAACTACAAGTTAAGACAAGGCCAACGGGGGCGTTCAAGCATACATCTCCGCGGCCAAGTTGCCGTGCGTATACCAGCAGACCGCCTTGCGCATGAGGTCCTCAGTCACACAGAAATGCTCCGACAGGGCGGGGATATCCTCGCAGCCCTCAACCACGGCTTCATCCAGATCCTCCACTGGGATCAGGTGCTGGATGGCCCACTTGTCGGCCCGGTTCTCGTGACGCTGGCGCACATCCAGCGCCGCGTACTGGTTATAAAAGCTGCCGGTCTCACAGTGGCCCAGCTCATGGGCCAGGCAGACCGTCTCCTGCGCCAGGGATCCCAGCTTCCAAGGGTCCAAGGCAATGGCATACCGATCTCCCAGCGGGACCGACAGGGACGTGGCCCGCCGCATGGGAATCCAGTCCACATCGATATTCCGCCGCTCCGCATAAGCATATAGATCTAGCGGATGATTGGTCATTTCTTTTTGCGCCTCCGCTGGTCCAGCTTGTACTGGATGTAGTCCTTTGCATCCTCCCATAGCTCGTCCATCTCGGCCGGAGTCAAATCTTGGCCTCCCTCAAAAAAAGCGGCCTTGATAGTGTCCTCGCTGACCGTGTCCGAATCGGACACGACAGGCCGTGGGCCCCGCTTTTGGGGACCTTCTCCGGTGAGGAGATATTCTGTGGTGGTTCCCAGGGCCTCGGCGATCTGGGGCAAGTATTTCGTGTAGGATTTTGCCCGGCGTGTGCGCCATGCGCTGACTGTTTTGTCATTGACCCTAAGGGCGGAGGCAAACTCCTTTTGCTCTTTGAATTTTTCGCCCACCAACTCAAAAATGCGGTCAACGGCATCCATGGGTATCACCTCAAATCTGCATAATCTTGAAATCAAAGATTGTGAAAAATGACGGTCTTTGTGAAACTACGAAATTTAGATTGACAATCTAAAAAACGTAGATTATACTACAACCAGAAGTTGACAATCAGAAGTTGATAAGAAGGGAGGAAGCAAACCATGAACCCTGTGAAGATGATCTACGTCTGCGATCCAGCCAAGGCGAAAACCTGCCGAAAATCTGTTTGCAGGCAAAATCCCTATTCCGCTGATCCCGTGTGTGAATGGACAGGCAACCCGGAATGGGCAAAAACAGACGCCGCGGGGAACCCCATCATCGACTGGGAAAACACGCTCTTTCTTCTCAAGCAGGACATCGTGCGAGATGTCCCGGCGGCGGTGCCTTACAAGTATATAGCAGTCATTCAACGGGTGAAGCTGCTAACCATGGCTTCTTTGACAATCAATGGGCTCATGGTCTTACTATCTGTGCTCAAATGCCTAAGCCTGACAGGATAAGGGCTCCACAAACAGCGACGAGCAGGCCGGATGCAAAACCAATAATCCGCTCCTTCCACTTTTCCTGTGATGTGAGCCGACGGATTTCCTTGTAATGCAGACCTTCGTGCGTCAAATAGAACCCTATGGGGACGGGGCCAGAGGAACTATTAAGGCAGTAGTATTCAGCAAGGTCGTTTTTTACCATATATTCCACGGCCCGGATAAATTCTTCTGGGGATGTCCTAATGGCCTGAGAAATATCATTGAAGGAAATTTTGTTGTGATCGTTCCATTCGGGAGAAAGGGACACCGTGCAATCTGCCCCATGCGGAACCAAGTAGACAAGGATTTTTTCAATCGTTGCATCGTATCGTGCCATCTGTAGATTTCCTTTAATGTTCAACTAATGGTTACATAATAGCACAAATAGCGCACGATTTCAAGAGAGGAGGTGAGCGGATGCAGCTGAGGAAACTGCGGGAGGCCGCAGGCCTGACCCAGCGGGAACTAGGCAATCGGATCGGTGTTTCCGGGCAGGCGGTGGCCCAGTGGGAGACCGGCGTCAAACGGCCCAGCGTGGAGAACCTGACAAAACTGGCGGACGTGCTGGAGACCAGCACCGACGCCATCCTGGGGCGGAATACTGCCTAAAATTTTGGAAGGAGCGATTGCATGTACATACCAACTATGACATTGTGTGAGCTGGTGGAGCGGCTGCGTTCCCTGGGCGTGCCCACCAGCAACACCAAGGCGGCTGCCATGATCGAGGCGGGACAGTACCCCTTCGCCAGCTGTGTGCGGCTGAAGGAGGACGGGGAGCGGGTCTTTGAGATTTCGAAGGTACTCTTTGACAAGTGGGTGGCAGAGCGCGTCGTGCTGCAGCCTGGAGACCCCGGGTATCAGGTCCCCCTGGAGCTCTGCCCCCAACATACCACACAGGAGGCGAGCTGACCATGGCGGATCGATACCCATCTATCTACCAGAGGGCACGAAAAGATGCCTGTCTGACCCAGGAACAGGCCGCGGAGCTGTTGAGCGTGTCGGTGGAAACTGTCAAGGCATGGGAGCAGAGACAACGGGTGCCCAGACCGGAGGACGTGGAGCGGATGCAAGCCGCCTATGGCACGCCCTGGCTGGGGCTGGAGTACACCCGGGCTACCTGCGGACAGCTGGGGGTGCTGCCGGAGCTGCGGCTTCAGGGACTGCCCACGGCGGTGCTGCGGCTGATCAACCGGGCCACGGCGCTGGCGGATGACTACCGGCGGCTGATGCTGATCGCCGAGGATGGCATCATTGATGAGATAGAGGCGCCGGAGTTTGACCGGATCGCCCAGAGCATTCAGGACGTGATTGCCGCTGGGTATGAGGTGCTCTATGCGGAGGCGCCTCCGGGCATAAAAAAAGCCCGCCCTGTGGCTGGCACCACAGAGCGGACGGTTCAGGGCTTTGCAGCCGAGAACGATTGCAAGATTATTGTATCACATTCCGGCCGGATTGCAAGCCCCAGTTTTACCGGGGAGGGGGTGACCCGCCCATGATGATCTGGGGGCTTGTGCTGATCGGCATTTGTACGCTCACCAGCGGACTGTTCCGGCTGGTGGATCGGATTGAAGGGAGGCGGTGAGGATGGACGTGACACCGGAGCGGGCGGAAGTCGCCTTGGAGGTCCTGCGGATCGGGATGGACCGGGTTATCCGGGAAAAATTTAGCGAGGATCGCTGCCGTTATGCGTATGGGCAGTACACGGGGGCGTTGTTCCTGGCCTATTCGCTGGGCATCCTGAACGATGCCGAGCATGACCGACGCTTCTTTGAGGCGCAGCGGGTCTACTATGACGCAGCTGAGGTGAGACAAAATGGCTGACGCGATTTTCAAGGGCGGCAGGCGCCGGGGGTTTACCACGGTGTATCGGGAGGTGGCCCAGGACCGACGGCTGAGCCTTAAAGCCCGGGGGCTGTTCCTGCTGCTCCAGAGCCTGCCGGAGACGTGGCAGTACACGATCTCCGGCCTGGCCACCCTGGCCGGAACCGGTAAGGACCAGATTCGGAGCGGGCTGGCCGAGCTGCTGAAGGTAGGGTACTTGGTCAAGGAGCAGGCCCATGACGAAGCGGGCAAATTCGCCGGTAACATCTTTGTCCTCCAGGAGGAAGCACCGTTGTCGGAAAACCCGACAACGGTAGACGAACAAAATATACCGTTGTCGGGAAAACCGATACCGGGAAAACCGTCAACGGAAAACCCGACGCTAAGAAAAGAAGAATATAAGAAAAAAATAAATAAAACCCCTAAAGCCCCCAAAGGGGGGCTTAAAACCCCCGGCTTTGTGCTGGACTGCGTAGACGCATTCCTGGGGGATGATCCAGAGTATCAGGCCGCCTTCTCCGGCTTCCTGGAAAACCGGGAGGCCCTGAAAAAGCCGGTGCTGACCACCCGGAGCATCAACACCATCATCAACAAGCTGCGGAAGGTGAGCCGGGAGGAAGGTATCGCCATGCTGGATAAGGCTGTGGAGCGCAACTGGCTGACAGTGTACCCCCTGAAGGCCGACGAGCGGCCGATGGCGCCCATGCCCAATGATGCCAGAAGGGGGCGGTGCCTGTGAGCGAGATCAAGCAGGATGCCATTCTCTCCCAGCGGCTGCTAGACGCTCAGGTGGGCGTGCTGGGCTCCATGCTGATCGACCCGGATACCGTGCCGGAGGTGCTGAGCCGAGTGCGGGGCGAGGACTTTGCGGAAAAGAAGTACCGGCTGATATTCCAGGCCATCCAGGCCCGGTTCCGGGCTGGGCAGGCCATTGACCCTATCCTGGTCCGGGAGACTCTGGGGGGCGGTGTGGACAGCCCATGGACCTCGATCTTGCAGGGGCTGATGGATGTCACGACCACGGCGGCTCATGTGGATGACTATGTGGACGCCCTGCGGGCTTCCGTCACGTTGTCCAACCTGCGGACCCTGGGCACCCAGCTGGCGGAAGCCGACCGCCTGGAGGACGCTCAGACACTGCTGGATCAGATGCGGGCCCAGCAGGTGAGCCGGCCAAACGTCCAGGCCATGGACATGGCGGAGGGCTTAGAGCGGTTCTTTGACCGGCACAACGGCGAGGAGAAGCCGCAGTATCTCAGCTGGGGTGTGCCCGTCCTGGACGAGCGGATCTTTGCGGAACCCGGGGACATGGTGGTGCTGGGCGGGTACCCGTCCGATGGCAAGACGGCCCTTGCGCTGCAGTTTGCCTTCGGCATCGGCAGAAATCACCGGGTAGGGTTCTTCAGCTACGAGTCCACCCGGGACAAGCTGTTTGACCGGACGGTGAGCCGGGCAGCCATGCTGAGTTACACCAAGATCAAGCGCAACCAGCTGACAGAGGCGGATTACAGGGACCTGCTGGAGCTGCGGCCCCAACTGACGGCTCCCCAGCTGACGCTGATCGACGCCGCCGGCATGACGGTGCTGGACATCCAGGCGTACAGCCAGGCCCACCGGTACGATGTGGTATTTGTGGACTATCTGCAAAAGATTGCTGCGCCCAGAGGCACCCGACAGTCCGATTTTGAGCGGGTCTCCGCCATCTCCAGCAGCTTGCAGCAGTTTGGGCGGATCACCGGGACTACGGTGGTGGCCCTGAGCCAACTATCCCGCCCAGACCGGGACGCCAAGACCAAGAAAATCCGCCCGCCGGTGCTGAGTGACCTGCGCTCCTCCGGCCAGATCGAACAGGACGCCGACGTGGTGCTGTTCCTGCACCGGGAGGACTATGATGACAAGCAGTCCAACCGGATTCTGAAGATCGCCAAAAACAAAGAGGGCGAGGCCATGGACTACGTTCGGTTCCGGTTTGACGGCGATCTGCAGACCTTCTCCCGGATCGCGCCGGAAACTCCGGAGCCACCGGTGGAGAAGCCCAAACGGGAGAAGCAGCCGCCCCGGCAGGTGAGCTTCTGGGCGGACGGGGGCAGCTTCCAGGACACCCCCTGGGGGAAAGGGGGAGCCAGTTGAAGATCGGATACATCCTGACCATCAAACCTAACTTTTACACGGAGTACATGGGGGCCAATGACCAGCCCCGACCGGCTCAGGTGGTCTACATACACCCCGAAAGCCGATTTTACGTCGTGGAGTTCCGGAGCGACCTGGGTATTCCCTGGCGGGAGACGTTTTACCCATACACAAGGCGGATCGAGGGCATCGTGGACCGGTCCGCGCCATACTTACCACACGAAAAGGAGCTGTTTTGAATGAGGACGATTGCGATTATGAACAACAAAGGCGGCGTCGGCAAGACCGTCACCGCCATCAACCTGGCGGACATCTTGGTCAGGGACTATAAAAAGCGGGTGCTTCTGGCGGACTGCGATGGCCAATGCAATTTGACGGATTTTTTCTTCCCTGCACTGGATGAAGGACTGTCTGTCGCGGAGGTACTGACGGGGACCTGTGAGCCGCTTTGGAGCGATAATATCATGCCGATCCGTGATGGGTTGGACCTGTTGCCAGGTTCGGAGGACCTGTATACGCTGGACCTGCAGGCCCTCCTTTACGGCAGCGACTATGGCGCCAGGTACCGGATGCGGGATTTTATCAATGCCGTGCAAACTGATGGCGAGGTGGACTATCTAATTTTCGACTGCGCCCCAGGGTATACCTGCGCCACTGTAGCGGCTCTGATGTCCTCGGATGATGTGGTAATCCCAGTGACCGTGGACGGCTTCTCTTTCCGGGGACTGGAAACGATGGTCCGACAAATCTCGGGGCTTCGCCGCAATGGGCTGCCGGCTAAAGTGGCGGGCGTGCTGATTACCCAGTGGCGGAACACAGATGTGGTGGCGCAGGCGGATGCTCTGCTCCGGCAGGGGGAGATCCCTGTTTTCATGACACCTATCCGCCGGACCGACAAAGTCCCGGAGAGCACCTTCGAGCGGGTTCCGCTGGAGGCGTACAGTCCGCGGAGCGCCGCGGGCAGGGACTACCGGATGTGGGTGGAGGAATATCTGGGAGGTGAGCTCCATGGCGTTTGATATCTCCAAATATACGGAGGCTTCGCGGGAGCCTGCCGCCGTGCGGGACATTGGGATCATTACTACCGAGATCTTGCGGTTGAAGCAGGATGCCGGCAACGCTATCTTGAGTATCGGCCAGAGGCTGATCGAGGCCAAGGCCATGCTTCCGCATGGGGAGTGGCTGCCCTGGCTGACGGAGCAGGTCGAGTTTTCTGAGCGTACCGCCCGCAACTTCATGCGGTTGGCGCGGGAATGGACAAATCGGCAAGCGCTTGCCGATTTGGGAGCCGCAAAAGCATTGACGCTGCTGGCTTTGCCGCCGGAGGAGCGGGAACGCTTTATGGAGGAAAACCATGTCGTGGACGGTGAGGAAAAGTCAGTCATTGACATGACTTCCCGGGAGCTGGAAAAGGCCGTGAAGGAGCGGGACGAGGCCCTGCACGCGGCGGAAGCGGCCCGGGCGGCCGCGGAGACGGCGGACCAGAGCCGGGCCAAAATGGAAGCGGACATGACGGCCCTCAAGCAACTGCACCAGGCGGCACAGGCCGGGGAGACCCAGGCCCGGGAGGCTCTAGCCAAAGCCCAAGCTGAATTGAAGGCCCTGCGTGAGAAACCGGTGGAGGTTGCTGTGGAGGTAGACCAGAAGGCTCTGCAAGAGGCCCGCCGGGAAGCGGAGACCCGGATGCAGGCCAAAGTGGACAAAGCTGCGGAGGCTCAGAAAAAGGCAGAGGAGCAGCGGAAGAAAGCGGAAGAGGAGCTGGCCGCGATCCGGCAGCAGCTGGAGGCAGCCCAGCAGGCGGAACGTCAGGCCGCGATCTCGGGCGACAAGGACCTTGCCCTGTTTGAATTGCTGTTCAGTCAGGGGAACGAGGCCGTGAACAAGCTCCACGGGCTGCTGCTCAAGGTCCGGGGACGGGGAGATATCGAACTTGCCGGAAAGCTCCAGAAGGCCCTGCTGGCTCTAGCGGATGTGACGAGGAGGTGCGCGGAGGAATGATGGACCGGGCAATCGAACTGCTGGAAGAGCAGCAGCGAAAAGTGAAGGAGCGTTCCGCACCTTGGCTGGTGGCGGAGCAGCTGAAAGATATCTGCCGCCGGGAGCCGCACAGCGCAAAGATCCTGGCGCAGGACCTGGAAAACGCCTCCATGTCCATTACGGAGGCGGAGAAGAAAATCAAGGCTTTTGCGGATGGGCACAGGAGCGACGGCTTTGGCTGCGTGCTGCCCGGGGAGGCTGACGCCATCCTGCGGGAGTTCTACGGTCTTGGCGCCCCTAGGGACACGGCCACGGAAAGCGGCTCTCCGAAGATCCTCAATCTGGCGGATTTCCTGTGAGGTGCGATATGGACAAAGACTGGAAGAAAGTCGCGGAGAAATTGCCGGTAGAGCCCCGCAGTGACCTGGTAAACGATGTGCTCAGTGATATCTACGATAACGGGGATGCACTGGGAACCCCAATGCTCTTGTTCCATCGTGAACCTTTCACGCTTGCAGAACCACTCGACGAGATCATGTGCCCGGAGGCCTGGGAACGGCGCCGGCGGACGGCAAAGCACCGCTGGGGCGCCTGGTGTACCTGCACCAACTGCGGAGAGGACTTCGAGGCAGGATATTCCGACGGCGGGATCGTGCTGGAGACGGGGCCGGATGACGCAACCCGCGCCGGCTATGCGGAGCCGGGGCCGGTCTCCAACGTGTATCTGGAGGGCGAGACAGTCCTCTGCCCCAAGTGCTGGGCCGCTGTTGAGGTGACACGCCGGGCGGACCTGCGCCGGGGACGCACCTACCAGGTGCTTCAGGCGGAGGTGGTCAACGTGGAGACCTATACCGCCGTCATGTACTGGCTGGTCAGCCGGCGTTTTGACAACACCGGAGGCGATCACATCCTGTTCCTGTCCCACGCCGCTTTGCTGGTTGACGGCGACGGGCGGCTGCGGCGGTTCCGCGCCAAGCGGACCGGGAATGATGTACGGGATGTGGTCTGGCTGCCGTGCAGCTCCACCCGGGACCCGATGCAGATGCCGTACTATTCCTGGGAGGCAGCCCACCACCGCAAGATCGGCGGGTGGACGCTGGCCTATGTCCCGGATCTGGACCGGCACACCGGCGAAAAGACGGCGCTGAAGGAATACATAGTTGCCGGCGGCTGCTGGCCCGGAGCGTACCTCCACGTATGGGAGCAGCATCCGCAGGTGGAGAACCTGATGCGGCAGGGGCTCTCCGAAGCGGTAGTCAGCACGATGGATGACACGTTGGACCTTGCCGCCACTGTCCACGACCTCTGCGACGCGCCGTCCATCCCGTGGGTGGACTGGAGGGAAGTCAAGCCACACCGGATGCTGCACATGAGCAAACCGGCGTTCCGGGAAATCTCCCGAAATCATTGGGGGGCCGAGGATGTGGAGTGCTGGGACAGATACCGGCGCCAGCTCCCCAGTGCTGACGCAATGGACTTTGAATACTGCCGGAAGCGCATCGGCAGCAAGGCCGTGGGGCAGCTCCTGGAGATGGTGGCCGCCGGATGGGAAGATTTGCTCCCCCTGCCTGTGGTCCGCTATCTGGAGAAACGGGAAGCCGTTAAAGATGGCGTACAGATGCTGATTGACTACCGCAAGATGCTGCGGGACGCGGAGATGGCGGAAACGGAAGAAACCCGGTGGCCGCGCGATTTGCTGGCCGCCCATGAGCGGATCACCAAATTCTGGGCCAACCATTTCAAGGCATCGTATCAGCTGGGATTCACCAGCACATTCATCCGGTTTCGGGATCTGGAATGGACGGACGGAGATCTGTGCATCGTCCTTCCTCGTGTGGAGGAGGACCTGGTCTCCGAAGGAAAGGTCCTGCGGCACTGTGTCGGCACCTACGGCAGTGCACACTGCTCTGGGAAACCTGTGTTTTTCGTGCGGCACCGCCGCAGGCCGGAGCGGAGCTATTATACCCTGCAGATCAATATGAACGGGACGATCCCAAAGGAAATCCAGCTCCACGGATACGGCAATGAGCGCCACGGAGACCACAAGCAGTATGCCCACAAAATCCCGCGGAAGGTCCGGGAGTTCTGCGACCGCTGGGAGCGGGAGGTCCTGACACCCTGGTTTGCGGCACAACGTACAGGGGCAGAGCGGCCAGCCAAGAAAAAACAGAAAGCAGGGAGGATCGCCTGATGCGGATCGTCAAAACCGGAGACCCCTGTCCACTCTGCGGCCGCCCGGTGACCGCAGAGGACCGGGAAACGTTGGACCAGTTGACGGCCATCGCGCAGATGTTGGATCGCTTTGGCATTGACATCGCTGCGGGTGCAGCGGAGAAAGGAGAAGAATATGAGTGAGCAGGGATATGAGCGAAAAAAGGACTTTGTGAACCATGCTTTAAGCCGCTGCGTGGCGTCCATGTACCCCAACGTGTGCCGGGTGGCCTACCACACCCGGGACACCGACGAGGGTTTGCGGGAGACCGCCATGATCTACCTGGCCGGGGGCTACTCCCGGCGGGTAGACGTGACGGGGCTGGACCTGCCGGCCACCCTGGACGCCGTGCTGGCGGTGTTCCGGGAGGCGGCGTGAGATGGGCCGCTATACGGGCCGGGAGCGCCGCCAGCGGGCGCTGTACCGGCTGGCCATCGTCGTTTGGATCATCGTGCTGGCCCTAGTGCTGTGCATGGACACGGCAGGATAGGAGGCGGCTATGGAGACAGTTGACTTGATCAATGCCCTGCGGCGGATGGCTCCAGAGACCGGAGGCCTGCCCTGTCTTAGATGCGGGCATGAGCACGGCTGCAGTGTCCACGGCTGTGCTGTCATCAAGGAGGCGGCGGACCGGTTGGAAAAACGCTACCGAGGTGCTAGGGGCCATTGTAAGCCGGTGATTGCCGTAGCACCAGACGGCAGCTGGACCCGCTATGTGTCCATCAAGGAGGCGGCCCGGATCGTGGGCGTCAACCCGGCCCAGATCAGTACGGCGTGCGTTACAGGACAGCGGTGCGCCGGCCAGTATTGGAAAAAAGAGGAGGGATAAGGTGAGACCGATTGATGGTGATTACATAAGCGATGCCCTAGAGGCAGAGCTTTGCCGGGAGGGCGATGATCTTGAGGATCGGCAATGGGCCTATGGCTATGCCGCGGGAGTGAGTTTTGCAGTTCGTAAACTCGCGGAAGCCCCCACCCTCACCCCGCCGAACGAGTGGGTGAGCGTGGAGGAGAGGCTGCCAGATGCAGAGAAAGAGGTGCGACTTTTCTGTGTAACTCCCAACGGATATAAATACCAGTGTCAGGGGTTTTATGTTCCACCAGGGATGCGCCGGGATGATTCTGATTATTCCTGGGACTGGGAATGCTGCGACCAGTATGACGAAGATTCGGATGACTACTTTGTTAACCCTGGATGGTATGAAAGCAGCCATAACTGGGACGAGTATTCGGCTTTTGGGATTGCGGATAAGGTAACATACTGGATGCCCCTTCCAGAGCCGCCGGGAAAGGAGGGGTGAGGATGGACAGGAAACAGGCTGTAACGATTTTGAAGCGGAAAACCACCATCCCTGGTGATGGATACACCTGGGAGCAAATCAATGAGGCCATCGACATGGCAATTGCCGCCCTGTCCCCGCCGAACGATCCGCTGACGCTTGAGGAACTGCGGAAGATGGATGGAGAGCCAGCGTGGTGGGACGATGGTGAAGAAAGTTGCTGGGGTATTATTTCTGTTGATAGTGCTGGAATGTGGGGTGGCATCCCGTTTTTACGCGGAAGATGGAGGCAAGTAAACTTTGAATATAACATTGAAGAACGAAAAATGAGAATTTACCGCCGCCCGCCGGAGGGAGAGGTGGACACCTGATGAAATGCAGAGATTGTGAGAAATGGGGATGGGGAGACGATGAAGGGACCCCTGTTTGGGGGTGGTGCTGGAAATATACATCTTGCCCAGATCCGGATATTGATAGGAGTTGTCCGGATTTCTCCCCTAAAAAGCCGGATATCTTCACAACATTCTCCACACTCCAGGCCGAAAACAAGAAGCTGCGGGCCGAGCTGGAAAACTACCGCAAAGGCCATCGCGAAGAAGCAATCTCCACCCTCACCCCGCTGAACGAGTGGGTAAATCGAGTGAGAGAGCTTGATGAGCTTTACACAAAGCTCCAGATCATAACAGGCTTTACAGTGGAGCAACTGCTAGAAATGTTCGCCGCCGGATACACGCTGGAAAAGCCGGATTACTCAAAATCATTTGAAGAGATGGCGAGTTTGGCCGAAACCACCCCGCCGAACGAGCCGCTGACGCTGGAGGAGCTGCGGGAGATGGACGAGCCTGTATGGGTTGCCTGCAAACCCATCGAGGGCGGGAACGGGTACTGGTGTCTGTGCCAGCATGGGCATATCATCACACCGGCAGGTAGCATTTACGATGTGAAAGAAATCCCGCATTGGGTGTTCTACCGCCGCCCGCTGGAGGGAGCAGAGGACGGTAATGTCTAAAAAAACGGTTCGGTTCCCAAGTTTCAACGTATCTCTTTCGGACCCAATCGAGATTGCGAAGTATCACCTGAACGATCCAGATATCGCCATGCAGTCAAAAGTAATGGCAATCGAGAAGGTGGCAGAGATGGAAACACACAACAGCATCACGAAGAATGATCTTGTCGGTGCGCTCCGATGGATTTATGAACACTATGATCTTTTATCGGTTTTGTGAGGTGACGGCAATGTTTACGGTTGATGACGGCCTTTGCTTCCCGTGGGAGGGATTTGTCTGCTGCTAAGTAACAACGATTTGAATACCATCCAAGCTGCCTTAGATACTGGGATGGAGACCGTAATGACCCGAACTCTTGGAGATTTCCGCATCACGGTCTCCACATCCAGAGCCCCGCCTGTTTGGCATCCGTTTCTTATGCTTGCCCGTCTGGAGATTTGGGATGGGCACATATATTCTACAAAGTGGTGTGTCAGTGCGGAGGAGGTGCAGCAGTTTGCGGGGAGATAATCAGTCCTTGTGGTATTGTGTACGCCAGCGGGCAGGCCCGCTAGTTAAAGAGTGCAGGGCGCTGCGGCCACGGCTGAGCCGGTACGACTCCCGAGAAGACCGGCGGGACAAGAATGAGATTGTCCGGTCCAAGCACACCGCAGTGTGCAGGACTCAGGTGGATCGGTTGGAGCTGCGGCTGGCGGAGTTTGGCTTTCGGGGCAGCCATTATACGATGACCTGTGACGACTTCCACCTGCCGGACAGATATGATGGGATGCGAAAGATGTTCCGGGCAGCCCGGACGCGGATGCAGCGATGGCACGGCGGGCCATTCGACTGGATCGGCTGCATCGAGGGCAAGCACGGGGACCACCGGCTCCACGTACACTTACTGCTGCGGGACGAGGACTTCTCCCCGGCAGAGGTGCGGCACCTGTGGACGGCTGGCGACGTGGATGACGAGCCGGTCCTGATGCGGGAGGGCGGCTACCGGCGGCTGGCCAAGTATTTCAACAAGGAGCGGCCGGACGGATTTGTGATACCGCTGGGCAAGCACCCGTGGAGTTGCAGCCGGGGACTGAAGGCACAGATCCCGGAGCCGGAACGGTGGCGGGATGATAGCGGGCTGATTGAGGTTCCAGACAATGTGATTTGGTGCCGGAAGGGTGCCCATGAGAATGACTTCGGGGCGTACTACTACGCCAGCTATATCCTGCCGGACGGGCCGCAGTTTGGAGGACGGTTCTTTATTTAGAATCTGTCGCGCGCGTGCGCGCGATCAATCTTGAAATCTAGTGGAACGATAGGCACACACAAAAGAAAGTGAGGGAAAGCCGTTGCAAAGCACACGGAAATGTGATAGCATTATCGTAAAGGACGGATGGATAACCTGCCCGGAGTGCGGACGGAACCATCGGCTGCTGCGGATTACTCCGGAGACGGAGGCCCACGGACTGCCAGTATACTGCCGGACATGCCGGCGGGAAATCGTCCTGAATATCGAGAGAGGCCAGAGCGTCAAGCGCCAGAGCCCATGATCTACCTCAGACGGGGATGGATCGTGGCTCTGGCGTTTTTTTGTTTGCCCGGAGGTGATAGCCTGGGCCAGGCGCCTGGGCGTGTCAGATTCGGACACGGAGGGAGATCATGGGCTTTGACTATACCAGCAAGCGCTGGGAGCGCAAGCGTGCGGCCATCCTGCGGCGTGACGATTACCGCTGCGTGTGGTGCCGGCGCTATGGCCGCAACCGCCCGGCGGTGGTGGTCCATCACATCAAGCACGTGGATGAGTATCCGGAGCTGGCCTACGAGGACAGCAACCTGGTGAGCCTGTGCCAGGGGTGTCACAACAAGGCACACCCGGAGAAGGCACGGGCGGCAACGTACGGCCGCAGGTACTGATCCCCCCCCACCCAAGGACCCCCAGCCGGGGGGCCTTGGAGACCGGCGGGTGGGACTTTTTCCAATAGAGCCCCCGTATGAGACTTTTCCGGGGAGGAGGCGAGGCTTTTGGGGCGAATTGCAATCACGCGCGAAACCATTAAGGCGCAGACCGTAACGGCCATGAAAAAGATGGGCACTTTTGCTCCGGAATATGAGCCGATAATCGAGATTTATGCCGGACTGCGAGAACAATATTACCGGCTTAACGCAGAGTATGCGGACGGAAAAAGCTACCACTACGCCACGCCGACGGCCGACGGCGGCGCCAAAAAGTCCCCTCTCTCCATGACCATTGAGAGCCTGCGCAAGGACATCCTGTTGTATTCGGACCGGCTGATGCTCAACCCCAAGGCCCGAGCCGATGCCGGCAAGGGGAAACCCAAAAAATCCAGACTGGCGGAGGCGCTGAAGGATGGCCCGTAGGAAGGCGAAGCGTTTTCCCAGCTGGGCAACGGTCATGGAGTACGTGGACTCCATCCTGAAGGGTCGGAAGATCGCCTGCCCGGAGTTGGTCCAGGCGTGCAGGCGGTTCAAGCAGGATTTGGAGAATCCTGCCTGGGACTTCAATCCCCGGGATGCGGAGTTTGTGATCCGGATCATCGAAACCACCTTCGTGCATCAGCAGGGGGAGCGCCTGGACGGGACCCCGCTGCGGGGGCAGCCGTTCCTGCTGGAGCCATTCCACAAGTTTATCGTGTACAACCTGCTGGGCTTTTTCCTGGCGGGGACCAAGGAGCGGCGGTACAAGGAGGCCCTGATCTATATCCCCCGGAAAAATATCAAGACGTCTTTTGCTGCGGCGCTGGCCTGGGGCCTGGCGCTGCTGAACCGGCGGAGCGGGTCTAAGGTCTACATCGTGGCGGCGGCCCTGAAGCAGAGCCTGGAGTCTTTCAACTTCATCAACTTCAATCTGGAGCAGATGGGGGAGAAGGACAACTTCCGGGTGATTGACAACAACCAGGAGCACAGCATTCAGGGCGACCTGGGGGACGGCTCCATCTTCATCCAGGCCCTGGCGGCAAACCCGGACCGCCAGGATTCCCTGAACTGCAACGTGGCTATCGCAGACGAAATGCACGCCTACAAGACCCCGAAGCAGTACAACATCATCCGGGAGGCCATGAAGGCCTACACCAACAAGTTGATGATCGGCATCTCTACGGCCGGTGACAATGAGCAGGGCTTCCTGGGGCAGCGGCTGAAATACTGCCGCAAGGTCCTGGACGGGACCATCAGGGATGACCAGTATTTTATCTTCATGTGCTGCGCACCAGAAGGCGTCAAGGACGGGACCGTGGACTTCACGGATCCCAAGATCCAGGAGATGGCTAACCCGGCGTACGGTGTCAGCATCCGGCCGGCGGACATCCTCAACGACGCTCTGCAGGCGGTCAACGACCCGCAGCAGCGAAAGGACTTTTTCGCAAAATCGCTGAATGTCTACACCAACGCTATGCGGGCCTGGTTCGACATCGATGAGTTCCGCAAGAGCGATGCGGGCTACGACTGGACGCTGGAGCAGCTGGCCAAGCTGCCCATTGACTGGTATGGGGGAGCGGACCTTTCCAAGCTCCACGACCTGACGGCGGCGGCTCTGTTCGGCCACTACAAGGACGTGGACATCATCATCACCCACGCATTTTTCCCAGTGGTGGCGGCCCATGTCAAGGCGGAGCAGGATCAAATCCCGCTGTTCGGCTGGGCGGACGATGGATGGCTGACGCTGTGCAACTCCCCGACGGTCAACCACGCCGACGTGGTCAACTGGTTTATCGACATGCGGCGGCGGGGCTTCAAAATCCGCCAGGTGGGCCACGACCGGAAATTCTGCCGGGAGTACTTCGTGGCTATGAAAAACGCCCGGTTCAAGATCATCGACCAGCCCCAGTATTACTACAAGAAGTCCGAGGGCTTCCGGCATATCGAGGCGGCAGCCAAGAACGGAAAGCTCTACTACCTCCACAGTGAGGCCTACGAATACTGCGTGGCTAACGTGACCGCCGTGGAAAAGACGGACGACATGGTCCAGTACGACAAGATTCGGCCGGAGCAGCGGATCGACCTGTTTGACGCATCGGTGTTCGCCTGCATCCGTTACCTGGAGAACATGGAGAAATCCCAGAAGGCAAAGGAGTGGCTTGGAACGTGAGTAAGAGACGGCGGGCGCGGCCGGCGCCCAGAGAGCGCCCCCAGCAGACCCGGAGCATGGCGTGGCTGTGTGCCCCAGATACATACGACAGCCTTTGCTACCAGGGCTATGTGAGCCTGGCGGCAAATCCAGAGATCTGCGCCGGTGTGGATACCATTGCCCGGCTGGTGGGGTCTATGACCATCCACCTGATGGAGAACCAAAAGGACGGGGATGTCCGCATCCTCAATGAGCTGAGCCGCAAGATCGACATCGAGCCCAATGCCTACATGACCCGGGCGGACTTCATCCACTGGATCGTGCGGACCATGTACCTTGAGGGCAACGGCAACGCTGTGGTGTGGCCCCGTACCCGTGCGGGCATCATCCGGGACCTGCAGCCCATCCCCTCGGCCTTCGTGTCGTTCATCCCAGACGGCTGGGGCTATCAGGTAATCGTCAACGGCAAAGAGTATGATCCGGACGATGTGCTCCACTTTACCCTCAATCCGGACCCGCTGTATCCCTGGCTGGGGACGGGGTATCGGATCTCCCTGGCGGACGTGGCCCAGAACTTAAAACAGGCAGCGACCACCCAGAAGGGGTTCATGGAATCCAAGTGGAAACCGTCCCTGATCGTCAAGGTGGATGCTCTGACGGAGGAATTTTCCAGCCCGGAGGGACGCCGGGTACTGCTGGAGAGCTACATTGACACCGCCCGGGCCGGAGAGCCCTGGATGATCCCGGCGGAGCAGTTTGAGGTGGAGCAGGTGAAGCCCCTGACCCTGAGTGATCTGGCCCTGGACGCCATGGTGACGCTGGACAAGCGGACCGTGGCGGCGGTGCTGGGAATCCCGGCTTTCGTGCTGGGCGTGGGGGACTTCAGCCGGGACGCCTGGAACAACTTCATCAACACGACGATCATGCCCCTAGCCCGGAACATGGAGCAGGAGCTGACCAAAAAACTGTTATATTCGCCCGGCTGGTTCTTCCGGTTCAACTCCTGGAGCCTGTTTTCCTACTCCATCAACGAGCTGGTGAGCGCCGGTGCGGAGATGGTAGACCGGATGGCCCTGCGGCGGAACGAGTGGCGCGGCTGGGTAAACCTGCCGCCGGATCCGGAAATGAACCAGCTACTGGCCCTGGAGAACTACATCCCTGCGGAAAAACTGGGAGATCAAAATAAACTCAACGGAGGTGAGTGAGACGGAAAGAAGGTTTTCAATCCCCCGGGACGGGCAGTTCCGGACTCGGGCGGAGGACGGCAATCTCTATATTGAGGGATACTTCGCTGTCTACAATTCCCGCTATGACCTGTGGGATGGTGTCTATGAGACCATCGCACCGGGCGCCTTTGACGGGGAGACGGAAGGCGATATCCGGGCTCTGACCAACCACGACACAACGCTGGTGCTGGGCAGGACCACGGCGGGGACCCTGACCCTGCGGACCGACGAGACGGGACTGTGGGGCTCCATCATCGTCAACCAGGCAGACCAGGACGCTGTGAACCTGTACGAGCGGGTCAAGCGGGGTGACGTGTCCCAGTGCTCCTTCGGCTTTGACATCCTGGACCAGGATGTGCAGTATCAGGACGGCGAACCCACGGTGTGGATCATCCGAAAGGTCCGGCTGTACGAGGTAAGCGTGGTGACCTTCCCGGCCTACACGGACACCTCCGTAGAGGTCCGGCGCACTGAGTTCGCCGACCTGAAGAAGCGGCGCAGCGAGGCCTGGAAAGCCAAGACGCTGGCGAGACTGCGAGGCGTCCATGCGGATGCCTGATAGACAACGATTTTTTGGAGCGAAAGGAGAAAAATCATGCTGAAGATCCTGATTCTAAAGCGGCAGCTGGATGCCAAGCGGAGCGAGCTGAAAGCCTTGGAGGAAAAGGACGCAGAGTTCCAGACCAGGGAGGCGGATCTGGAGACAGCCATCGGCGAGGTGGAGCCCGGCAACGCCGAGCAGGAAGCCGCCGTCACCGCTGAGGTGGACGCCTTTGAGGCGGACAAGACTGCCCACGAGACTGCCAAGCAGACCCTGTCTGCGGACATTGAACACCTGGAGACCGAGCTGGCGGACCTGGAGCGCCAGGCCCCGGCTACCAAGACCCCGGAAAAGCGGGAGAAAGTGAGAGGTGACGTACACATGGAGACTCAGATCAACATTCGTTCCCTGCCCATGGGCCGCCGGGCCTTTGATGCCCTGCCCATGGAGCAGCGGCAGGCCATCGTAGCCCAGCCGGAGGTCCAGGAGTTCCTGAGCAAAATGCGGGGCATGAAGGGCCAGAACCGGGCAGTGACCGGCGCGGAGCTGACCATCCCTGTGGTGTTCCTGGACCTGATTTCCGAGAATATGTACCGGTACAGCAAACTGTTGAACCGTGTGCGGGTCCGCAATGTCCGGGGCGAGGCCCGGCAGACCATTGCCGGCATCGTGCCGGAGGCTGTATGGACGGAGATGTGCGGCGCCATCAATGAGCTGACATTCGTCTTTGGACAGGTGACCCTGGACGGCTACAAGGTGGCCGGATTTATCCCGGTGTGCAACAGTATGCTGGAGGACAGCGACATCGAGCTTGCCAGCTCCATCGTTGAGATGCTCTCTGAGTCCGTCGGCCTGGCGGAGGACAAGGCCATCCTGTATGGCAAAGGCGCCGCCTCCAAAATGCCTCTTGGTATCGTGACCCGCCTGGCCCAGACTTCTCAGCCTAGTGACTATCCCGCCAACGCCCCGGCGTGGGTAGACCTGCACACCACCAACATTCTGAAGATCGGCGGCAGCGGTGTCACCGGGGCGGAGTTTTGGGCGCAGCTGATGGCGGCCACCGGCGCCACCCACACAAAATACAGCCGCGGCAATTTGTTCTGGGCCATGAACTCCAAGACCTATACCACCCTGAAATCCAAGGTGATCACCTTCACCGCCACCGGCGATATCGCATCCAATATCTTCGGCGTGCTGCCCATCATCACCGGCGACGTGGATATCCTGGAGTTTATGCCGGATGGCGACATCGTGGGCGGCTACGGCGACCTGTACCTGTGGTCCCAGCGCTCCGGCATGACCATTGAGCAGAGCCGTGAGGTCCAGTTCATTCAGGACAACACGGTATTCAAGGGCAAGCAGCGGGCGGACGGCCAGCCCATCATTCCCGGTGCCTTCGTGGCCATCAACATTAACAACGTGGAAGTTACGACCACGATGACCTTTGCGGCGGACATTGCCAACGACGCGGCGCTGACGGACCTGGCTATTTCCGGCGTGACCCTCAATCCTGGGACCTTCGATCCTGATACATTCTCTTACACCGGTACCAGTTCCACTGCCTCCGCCAAAATCGAGGCCACGTCAGCCCAGGCGGGCGCCAAGGTGGCTGTCGCATTTAATGGTGAAAACGTCCGCAACGGCGGCACCGTGAAGCTGACCAACGGTGCGGGAAATGTGGTAACCGTGACGGTGACCCAGGGCAACGCCGTCCGGGTGTATACGGTGACCATCACCGCTACCATCGGCGGCTAAGCCGGCCACGTGTCCGAATCGGACACGTGGCATGACATGAAATTCAGCAAAGCGAAAGGAGATGCAGGACATGGGCGAGCAGGCAATCTTGACCGCCTTAAAGGTGGATCTGCAGATCTCAACATCTGCAATGGATACATATCTGGGGCAGCTGATTACTGCCGCCCGGTCCTACATCTCCCAAGAGGGCATCACCCTGACTGAGAGCGTAGATGACGGGATGCTGGTGGAGATGTATGCGGCGTATCTCTATCGCCGCCGGCGCGAGGAGAACGTGCAGATGCCCCGGATGCTGCGGTGGGCGCTGAACAACCGCCTGTTTTCGCAGAAAGCGAGGAGGACCTGATGGACGATGTGTTGGTCCTGGTGCAGCCGCAGCTGGCCCAGAATGCCATCGGTGATTTTGTGCCGGCCGGGCCTCCACTGACACAGCAGATATTCGGCTCCATCAGCTCCATCAACCGTGCGGAGTGGTACAGCGCGGGCCAGGAAGGCCGAAAGCCTGAGCTTGTCTTTACTACCCCGATCATCAATTACAGCGGTCAGCCGGAGGCGGAATACCGCGGGAAGCGATATAGCATTTACCGCACCTATCTCCGCAAGGGGTCCGATGAGATGGAGCTGTATCTGGAGCGAAAGGTGGGGGTGCAAAATGAACATCAGAGCTGAGGATCTGGTGGATGCCGTCACCGAGGAACTTGATATATATGCCAGCGAGGTCGCTGGTGCGGTCAAAAAAACCGTAACCGCCGTGGCAAAGGAAACCGTGAAGGTGGTCAAGCAGAAGAGCCCCTCGGCATCCGGTGCCTACAAAAAGTCATGGGCGCAGAAGAAAACCTATGACAACGCCGGCAGTATCCAGATCACTGTATACAACCGCAAGCACTACCAGCTGACGCACCTGCTGGAAAACGGTCACGCCAAAACGAACGGGGGACGGACGCGGGCTTTCCCGCATATCGCCCCTGCGGAGGAGTTCGCTGAGCGTGAACTGGAGCAAGAGCTTCGGAGGAAATTGGGGGAAGGAAGTCCATGAGCCTGGAGGAAATCAAAAAATTGCTGGAAACGGCCGGCCTTCCGGTGGCTTACCGGGCGTTCCCTGTGGGAAATGCCCCGCCACTCCCCTTTGTTTGCTATCTGTTCTCCAGCACGAACAATTTTAATGCTGATGATGCGGTTTACCAGGTTATCAACCGCATCAGCATTGAACTGTACACGGAAAGCAAGGACCTGGAAGCAGAAAATGCGGTAGAGGCTGCTTTGAAGGGCCTGTGCTGGGAAAAGTCTGAGGAATACCTGGATGACGAGCAATGCTATGAGATCATATACGAAATTGAGGTGTGACAATGCCTACCAATACTCCTAACAAGGTCAAATACGGCCTCAAAAATGCCCATTACGCGCTCCTTACCATCGCCGAGGACGGAACGGTTACATACGGGAAACCCATCCCCATTCCCGGCTCTGTCAGCCTGACCATGGACGCTCAGGGCGACACGTCGACATTCTATGCCGACAACATGGCGTATTTTGTAACCGCTGCGAATGATGGTTACTCCGGCACTTTTGAGGTTGCGCTGATCCCCGATCAATTCCGTCAGGATGTGCTCAATGAGACCATGGACGAGGCCGCGCAGGTGCTGGTGGAGAATATCAACAACCAGACAAGTCCCTTTGCTTTGCTTTTTGAGTTTGACGGGGACAAGAAGGTAACCCGCCATGTGCTGTACAACTGCACATGCACCCGTCCCAGCGTATCGGGCGGTACCACGACCAACACCAAAGAGCCGTCTACCGAGACGATGAATCTGACGGCCTCTCCCCTGCCCAACGGCAATACAAAGGCCCGGACAACGGTGGACACACCGGCTGCCCAGTACGCAGGCTGGTATGACGCGGTATGGCAGCCGCTTGGAGAACTGGTGGTGACCAGCGCCGCTGGCGCGACGTCTGGCAAGACAGCTCTGACAGTCGCTCCGGAGCTGACCCGCGGGAACAGCTATAAGTATCAGACTTCCGCCTTTGTGGCGCTCCCCGCCTATGGGCAGGTACTCAGCGAGGGATGGACCGACTGGGACGGCAGCGAGGAGATCACCGCCACCACCGGCCAGCAGATCGCTGTGGTGGAGGTCAATGCCGACAAACAGGCAATGGCCGGCGGCGTTGCCAAAGTCACCGCTAATGCTGGAGGCTGATTATGGAGAAAACGATTGAGATCGACGGCCGCCCGGTGACATTCCGGGCAACTGCCGCAATCCCCCGATTATACAGGCTGCGCTTCCATCGGGATATCATGCAGGACATGGCCTTCATGCGCAAAGAGATTCTCAAGGCTCAGAAGGAGAAAAAGAGCGTCCCTGTGGACATCCTCACGCTCTTTGAGAATGTGGCGTTCCTGATGGCCAAGCACGCGGACCCCAGCCTGGAGGCAAATACTGTGGAGGAATGGCTGGAGACCTTCAGCTCCTTCAGCATCTACACAGTATTCCCTGTGATTTCTGAGCTCTGGCTGGAAAATGTCCGGACCCTTGTGGAGGCTAAAAAAAAACAAGGCCGATAGACCGGCCAATGACCACCGCCCTGTTCCTGCTGCGGGCAGCACAGATGGGCTTATCCATGTCAGACCTGGACTTGCTCACGATTGGAATGGTCTGGGACATGATGACGGAAGCCGCCAATGACCACTGTACGTACGAGCAGCTCCCGACACAGGACGATTTTGACAGCTTTTAAGGAGGTGTCCCGTTTTGGCAAGCAGAATCAAAGGCATCACCATTGAGATCAACGGTGACACCACAAAACTCAGCCAGGCACTTCGCGAGACCGATACGCAGCTGTTTGATGTGCAAAAAAACCTGCGGGATGTAGAGCGGCTCCTGAAGTTGGACCCCACCAATACAGAGCTGCTTGCACAGAAGCAGCGGCTTCTGGCGGAGCAGTCCGCCCTCGCAGCCGACAGATTGACACAGATGGAGGAGGCATCCGAACATCTCGACAGCTCTCTGAGCCAGAGCCAGCTGAATGATTTCAACCTGGAGCTGGATTTGACGCGGGCCCGGGCTTCCCTCGCGGAGCAGGAACTCCGGGATTTTGAGCAGAGGCTGAACGATGTGGATGACTCCGCGGAGGACTCTTCGGACAGTCTGAACGACGTGGGCGATGCCGCAGACGGGATGGACGATGGCTTTTCCCTGGCGGACGGGGTCATTTCCAACTTTGTGGGCGGCGCAATGACCAAGCTGCTGGATATTGCGCTTCAGGCCGCTGAGGCCATCTGGAATCTGGACGAAGCCACGGAGGAGTACCGGGAATCCATGGCCCTGCTGAATACCGCGTTTGAGACCGCGGGATTCACTTCGGACACGGCGAAGCAGGCCTATGAGGGCTTTTACACGATTCTCGGAGATACGGGGCAAGCCACAGAGGCGTCTCAGCTACTAGCTCAGCTTGCCACAAACGAACAGGATGTGGCAGAGTGGATCGACATTGCCGCAGGCGTCTATGGCACCTTTGGAGAATCCATCCCAATTGAATCGCTGATTGAAGCGGCCAATGAAACGGCCAAAACCGGACAAGTTACCGGAACCCTGGCGGACGCCTTGAATTGGGTCGGGTTGAGTGAGGAGGAAGTAAATAGCCAGCTATCTATGCTGAATGACGAGAGTCTCCGCGCTCGGCTATTGATGGACACATTATCTAATACATACAAGACCGCCAGCGATTCCTTCTACGAAAACAGCGATGCTATTCTTGAATCCCGGCAGGCTCAACTGGAGATGGACGATACTCTGGCCACGCTGGGACAGTCTGTTGCGGACCTCAAAACAAAGTTAGCTGAAGCTTTTGGACCAAGCGTTTTGGAGTTGATAACTGCCATTGCGGATGTGCTCGAAACGCTATCCCCCATCATCGATATCATCCTGAAGGCGATTACTACTGTTATTGAGGCAGTAGCAGACCTAATTGGACTACTGGCGGATGCGGTGGGTTGGCTCCTTGATCTGCTGGGCCTTGGCGGGAAAGGCGGAGATATTGAGGTCACAACATCCGGTTCCGGGAGCCGTACCATGGCGGACGCTTCGACTTACAGCATCCCCGCATTTGCGTCCGGCGGCGTGATCCCGCCAAACAATCCTTTCCTGGCCGTCCTGGGCGATAACCGGCAGGAGCCGGAGGTGGTTGCTCCCTATTCCACCATCAAGCAGGCCGCCCGGGATGCCATGGCCGAGCGTGGGGGGACTGGGCAGATCACCATTGTGCTGCGGGCAGCCGATGGATTTACGCGGAACCTTGCCTATTCGCTGGATCAGGAGTCCGCCCGGCAAGGCGTGCGCCTGGTCAGCACAAAGGGGGTATGAGCGTGCAGGTTATCATGGATGGTGTATCTTACCGGCTCAATGTGCGCTATGAGACCCTGGGGCGCTCTTTCCGGCTGGACGAAGGCCAAAACGCCGGGAAAATGCTTTCCGGAGACTACACTAGAGACCTTATGGGCACCTATTACGATTATTCCATGGTGGTGGATCCGGACCCCAGATTTCCGGCCGACTACGATGCCTTTTTCGATGCAATTTCAGCTCCAGTCAAAAGCCACAGCCTTACCCTGCCGTATGGGCAAAGCACCATCACCTTTGGCGCCATGGTCTCCGTAGGTACAGACCTCTATCAGGGGAAGGTGGCCAACCGCACACGCTGGGGAGGCCTGCAGGTACAGTTCACGGCCAAAAAGCCGCAGAGGACGCCTACATGAATCAGATTATTTACAGTAAATGGGTGTTTGAGGATGACGACATCCGCTCCGCGCAGATCTACCGCGCCACGTCCCTGATCGCGGACAGCTTGGAGCCCAACACCTTAAACGCCACAGTCCGGTGCAGTGACAGCAGCATCCTCGAATTCGAGCAAGATACCCGGCTGACTTATGTCCACAGCACAGATCTGCCGGCCTATTTTTACATCCAGGACATCACCCGTACCGGTCCGGACGAGTACGCAATATCCGCGATGTCCGCCATTGGGCGGCTCATCCATGGGGAACAGCACTATGGCGGCATCTACACCGGACAGACCGTGGGACAGGTTATCCCAGAAATCTGCGGCCCGGTGCCCTGCGTCGTCAAAACAAATCTGCAAGACGTACAGATATATGGTTGGCTGCCAATCGCATCCCGCCGGGACAATCTGGCGCAGGTCCTGTTTGCCGTCGGCGCATGGATCAGGGATGATCTGGATGGAGTCCTCCACATTGAGCGACTTTGGGACGGGTATACCGCCAATATCACGCAGGCGCAGATCTACCAGGGTCCCAGTATGTCCTACGGGGCAAAGGTCACGCAAGTGGTTGTCACAGAGCACCAGTACGTTCAGGGGGGAGAGGAGGTCACGCTCTTTGAGGGACAGTCCCAGCAGGGCGATATCATCACATTCTCCGAGCCCGCGTACAACCTTCGTGCCTCTGGGTTCAGCATTTTGGAGAGCAATGCCAACTATGCCAAGATCACGGCTGGAAATGGCACACTTATAGGCTCGGCCTATATCCACAATACCCGCCAGGTCTCAGCTGATGTCTCCCAGGCAGCAGAGCCCAATGTGGTGACTGTATCGGACGCCACGCTGGTGTCCCTGGTCAACTCCTCCGATGTGGCCCAGCGTCTGGCGCAGTATTACGCCTGCCTGGCCACTTTTGACGGAGACATCCTGCCGGGGCAACAGCTGGATGGCAATGTGGTCGGCATCTATGATCCGTTTGACCGACAGATGGTCCAGGCGTGCCTCAAGAGCCTGGACATCAAAATATCGGGAACGCTCAAGGCCACCGTGTCTGCACTGGTGGGATTCAAGCCGCCGCAGGTGGATGACTCCCAGACGCTGGATGAGCGCATCGTGCTCACCGGGTCGGGAACTTACCAAATCCCGGCTGGGACTACTTTGATCCGCTATGTTTTGATTAGCGGGGCCCAGGGAGGACATTGCGGACAAAAAGGCGGGGATGTCGGCACGTCGCCGTCCGTATCCTGGTCTGATCCTACGTGGGGGGACCAATACCGAGGCTGCGGATTGGCTGACGGCGGTGTGGGCGGAGAAGGCGGCGCTCCGGGTGCAGGCGCCAGGATCCTCGAAGGGACCCTGGATATCTCTGATATAGCATCCATCCCGTACAGCTGCGGCTTAGGTGGCCTGGGTGCTGCCTATGACCCGGATGATCCGGATGGCGCTGCCGGCAGCGACACAGAACTCGGCGCTGCAACCACAGCTGGAGCACAAGCCCCGGAGGATGGATACACAGATCCCATCACCGGGGAAAAATACGGAGGAATCGGTGACCAGGGAATCCCCGGAGGCAAGGGCGCGGGGAAGGCGGCCGAAGTCACAACCGTTGACGATGAGACAGTCCAGCTCTTTGATCCTGCGGAAAGTGTCACCGACGAGGACGGCAATACCTGGAGCGGTGGCTTGACCGAAACCGAAGCGGATGCTCCGGATCGTGTGGCTATGGAGATGCGGGAGAATGATGGGGCCCGCATTTGGTATAGCCGGGGCTTAGGGGCAGGCGCGGCCGCTGGTGCAAACGGCAGCGGGCCGGGTCCAGAGGCATCCGTCTCTGTGCGCTCGTCTTCGATTGTAGCAACTGCTGCATCTGGTCTGGATGGAGCGACGCCGGCCCTGACACCCAAAAAGCCTGCCCAGTATGGCAAAGGCGGCCGCGGCGGTTATGGCGGCGGTGGTGCCAGCTCAGGAGGCCTTGCCATCGGCTCCACAGATTCCTCGGATTACACGGTTTCAATCACTGCCGGAACCGGGGGGCTCGGCGGTAATGGCGGTCCTGGGGGCCCTGGCGGAGATGGCTGTATCATTCTGTATATCAGCCGCGCCATCCCGCAGGAGAGCGGCCCGCTGGTGACCTCAGATGCAAAGTGGTTTTTGGACAAGCATGGCAGGAGATTCATCACCTGAGGAGGTTACCAAATGGCAATAACGATTGAAGAACTCGCTGCAAAAGTTGCTGAACTCGAACAGCAGATGGCAACAATTCCGCCCCCGCCCACCGAGTATTACACCAGTGCTTACAGCGGGGAAGAAATCGACGCGGCAATCAAAAAAGTAAATGACGGAATAGTCGGAGGTGTGTCCTCCTTCAACGGCCGGACTGGCGCGGTGCTGCCCCAGGCCGGGGACTACAACGCCACACAGATTCCAGTGAGCGGGGATCCGGAGGCGGAGAACGTTGCAGCGGCTTTGGCTAATAAGGCGCCCGGAGGGTTTGGGCTAGGCGAACAATCCAAAGAACTTACCTCTGATGATGACCTAAACGCCATCCAGGCAAATGGCTGGTATCGGTGGGGCTCAAGCGCTCCGCAAAATGCTCCTAATATGTCACCAGGAAACGGTGATTCAGGCTACATATTTGCGCGTGTTGCAAACTATGATTCCCAAAATGTCCTACAGGAATATTGGTCACTTAACCAAGGCGCACAAAATAAAGCACATCGCATCTGTAGGAATGGCGTTTGGGGGCCACTCGAATGGATCAATCCCCCCATGCAGTTAGGCGTCGAGTACCGGACCATAGAGCGGTATCAACAAGTACCGATCTATACAAAAGCGGTCAATTTCGGGACTGCGCCAAATGCTACATCAAAGACTGTGGAGCATGGCATTACAGGCTTCAACCAATGTGTGGATGTAAGCGGAATTTTGGGTGGAGCGAATCTGATAGGCCATAAAAACATTGTCGGGATACTAGTAAACGCATCCCAAATTACGATTGAGGCGGACGCCGATCTATCCAGAAGCAATGTATACGTCATCCTCAAATACACAAAGACTACCAGCTAAGAGGAGGGCACCATGAAGATCATCAAATATCAGCTTGCGACAGAGATCAACCACGGCACTCCTGAGGAGCCGGACATCGAGACGGTGCTCTCCGGTGTTACGATGCCTTACACAGATTCAAATTACGCCATCGCCCAGGCGGAGGCATGGCAGGGTGAAGTTACTGTGGAGGAGGTGCCGGAAACCGCGGAGGAAATTCGGGCGCGGCGGGACAAACTGCTGGCAGACACGGATTGGACGCAGACCCTTGACGCCCCCATCGACGCCGCCACGCGGGAGTCCATGCGTACATACCGGCAGGCCCTGCGGGATGTGCCACAGCAGGATGGCTTCCCTGCGGATATCCAGTGGCCGGAGCTGCCGGAGACCGTCAAGGCTGCGCCGGGCCCGGTGGATACAGCATTCGATGTGCTGATTGGAGGTGACGCTGATGCGTAAGGTCAGAGCATTGAAGATGCGCCGGGCGGCGCTGCTGTCGGCGCAGGGAGCCACGGATGCGCAGGCGCTTACCTTGCCCTCCCTGTATCCGGAGTGGGCCGCAGGTGTGGCTTATGGAGGCGAAGGGGAGCCGTGTATTGTCCGTCAGCCTGGGACCTCGCAGCTGTACCGGATCAATGAAAGAAAGGCCCACACGTCTCAGGCGGGATGGGAGCCGGCGTCCACGCCCTCTCTATGGACCGCCATCCAGGGCAGCGAGACCGGGACAAAAGACGACCCCATCCCGGCTGTGCGCGGGATGGAGTATGAGTACGGCCTATATTACAAGGACCCGGAGGACGGCAAGACGTACCTTTGCGCCCGCACCGGCGAGGCAGAGGGCGGCAAGGTGATCCTCCAATACCTGCCCCATGAGCTGATCGGGCAGTATTTTGAGGAGGTACCGGCATGAACACAGAAGTAATCTGCGCCTTGATCGCTGGGGCGGCTACCGTGCTGGCGGCCATTGCGGAGCGACGGAGCCGCCTGAGCGCCAAACGGGCGGAGGTCCGTGCCCAGCGCCGGGAGAAAGAGAGCAGATTGGCCATGGACCTGATGTACGCCAACTGCTCCCTGTCCCTGACCACCGCCAAGAAGCTGGCGGGGATGCACACCAACGGCGACGTGGAAGAGGCCATGGAGGCCGCTCGCAGCGCGCAGGAGGCGTATCAGGACTTCGCCCGGGACGAGGCGGCGCACCAGTTCAGCAAAGTTTAATACCGGCACCAGCCGGAAATTTGAAAGGAGTACATACCATGAAAAACCTGGAGGACATCCTGCATGATTACACCAGAGGGGACAAGCCCCTGGACGAGACCAACCAGGAGCTGAAGGAGCTGGATTGCGGACTCCAGCTTGACCCCGCCCGCAATCTCATCTCCGCTCAGGAGCTGGCGGAGACATGTGTGGGCGAGACCCCTGCTGAGGCCAACGGATGGGGGATTCTGGACCACGGTGTGGGTAGTCTGGAAAAGGTCCATGTGGTGAATGGCCGCACTGTGGACGTGGACATGGGACAGGAGGCCGCCTATGTGTACATTGGCGGTCACAAGTACCGCCTGCGGGGCGACGTGCTGACGGAGGAGGACTAAGATGGAGCTGCTGAAAAAGCGGGCAGCCAACCTGCTGGCAGTCAAGAGCATTGTGACGATTGTGCTCACATGCGTCTTTGCTTATCTGGCCGTCACCGGCCACGTGACCACAGATCAGTTCTTGACTGTGTTTACTGTGGTGATTGCCTTCTATTTCGGCACACAGGCGGAGAAGCGGAGCTCCCAGGCAGAGGGTATTGCTGATCTGCATGGTGGAGCGATTGTCCTGCCGGGCAACGGCGGCATCGCCGCTGACG